TTACTTCTTTTTTGCTTTTGCTGCCTTCTTGGCAGGAGCCTTCTTTGCTTTTGCCGGAGCCGTTTTACCGGTAGCCGCTACCTTTAACGCTGCACCCGCAGAGAACCTGGGAACCTTCTTAGCAGCAATTTTGATCTCTTTGCCGGTCTGGGGGTTTCTTCCCTTTCTGGCCTTCCGGGATGCGACGGAGAATGTTCCGAACCCGATAAGGGTCACCTTGCCGCCCTTTCTCAGAGCATCTGCAATAGAACCGGTAACCACAGCCAGCGCCCGTCCTGCTGCTGCCTTGGAAACCTTGATTTCTGCTGCTACCTTCTCTACGATTTCTACTTTTGTCATTCTAATACCTCCTTGGGTATATGTTGATATATCTATGATTATCAGGCACAGAAGCTGTGCCTGTTGCGTGATCCCCCGCAGAATCGAGCATCTCAATGAATTATTCGCTCAATTCCCATAGAAATCAAGCTTTTTCTGTAGTTTATACTAAATATATTTGATTTTACGGCTCGTTGCGAGGCGGAACGAACTTAAGGCCCACCTATTCCAAGAGAAAGTTAATACTCTTTTAACATAGCAGGCAATGGACAAATTACTGCACTATTTAACGGACTTGATCATCGGAACTACTTTTTTCCTTATCTTTATGAGCACCCCGGCCCCGGGGGCTGCAGCTGCTGGACAGTCAGGTCGATATCCCGAACCGTGGAAGAATGTACTTCTGCAGAACAAACCAGGCAGCGACAATTCCCAGTAACAACCATATATTTTCCATAGTACTACCTCCAGTTCACCCATAAATATAATCACAAAAAGACAAGCTGTCCTGGTAAGGCTTTTTGCTATCGTTGCAGACGTAAAAAGTCTTTCTTCGTCGGTATCATAACGCCCTTAATTTGCCAGCTCAATTCTGATGATTTAATCAACGGCACCCTACCTGAAAGGCCTCCATCAGTCATTGCGCTTTCTTACTTTCCATTCTTCTTGTTAAATTTTATCAACCCGGCGTTCGTCCTATCTTGGTCCACGGCCCAGGGGCCGTCCAGGTACAATTGAATACCTCCCGTGAAAAAAGAGAGGAAATGACAGGTTCGAGAAACAGGTTAATGGCAAAAACAACGTCTTCTATGCTATCAGGAGCGTCTGCAAGCATGGCCTTCTCGACAAATCCACGCCACTGGCTCTTTTTGACGGAGTCTTTTGCGAAAGAAGATTTAAAGAAAGTCATGGCAGATGGTATTGGAGTATTTCTACGCTCGAAAGTTTTTGCAATTGCCTCAGCCAGAATCTTTCCGTTGAAGCCAAATGTGTGGGCAAGCTTCCATATATCGTAGAAGTCCTTCATCCTGCTGTTCAAAATACCGAGCCTTACCATGGCCTGGAATTTTTCTGCGATGGTGCTCTCCATGGTGTACCCCTGCAGCACAGGTGGTGAAAAGTCGAAAAGCGTAGGATACGTAATCTTGTGTGGACCAGGAACAACAAAATCGCCGAATCCTATATCGATCTGTAAGGAAACCCGCACATTTCCGAGACCACCGCGGACACGGACCCTCACGCCTTCATATTCGGCATCCTCCGTGATCCGTGCAGCTTTTACAGAATTCTCATGAAAAGACATACCGTCTTCTTCGACATCCATGAGACAGACATCTTTTATAACGGCAACTATCGTTTCTATGTCGTTATCAATCCTCCCCAGAAGATCGATATCCATGGTTGGACGTGACGTCGATGTGCTCCATGCAGAAAACATCAGTGCCCCCTTCAGGACAAACCTATCTGCATGTGGGCTTCTGGAAAGCCGGTATATAAACCGCTCGATTGCGAAGTGCTGAAGGAGTTCGTTAAATGTCCGGGAAGATTCCTTGGCCTTATTGAGAAGACGTTGATGCACCGAGGCGGCGGTGTTTTTGATCTTAGTCGCCACTAAAGAAGTGCCTCCAGGTAGGGGCGAATGACCTGTTTTATCCGGCAGATCTCAGCATAATGAACAATATCTTGTATTTTTACTTGCTTCCGCTCGCGGTAAAGGCGAATCGCCTCCACGGCCGTGTCCAGGCCAACCCTGTTGCGGAATTTGAAGCAATCGGCAAGGGTCTTTTCAGGAGCGTAAACGTTCACCATGACACCATCGAGTTCGTGGCGTTCCACGCCCTCTGTGTATGCACTTCCCGTAAAACGGTACGTTTTGATTGGCGGGTAGCCCAGTCGCGGTTCCTCTGCTCCCTGTGGAAGTGCAATATGCACCTCATGCGGTATCTGGGTAGTGATTCCATGAAAGGCCAGGGCAGATATTAGGCAGACTACGCCTTTCGGTACCCTGGTTGTGACGGTTACCAGATCGGGATTGCCCAGAGGGGGGTTGCTTGTAAGACGATATACACCACGACTCAGTATCTCCAGCATACCAGAGTCACGCATTGCATAGAGTGTAGCCGGGTGGATCCCTTCACGCAGAGCCTGGGTTGTATGGAGAATTCCGCCATGACTATCGAAGACAGCACGGGCTCTATCATAACGAGAGGTACGGGAGTTTATTTTCTTGGACATATTGATAAAATTACCTTTATTTATATTTTTTTATAGGTATTATTATCAATTTTTGTCACCACGTCAAGAACCATTTTTCACTGATCAATGACTGAAAGTGATGCCTATGTTCGCAATGGCTGCTGAAAAAGAAAGGAACATGTTTGAAATTATGCCTTTATAGTATGAAAATCAGTGGCCCCTGATCGATTCAGATATCGTAGATGGGTTGCTTTGAACCATGATCAAAAAAACAGCATCATGGGTCTTGACCTGTATGATTTGACGTAATTACCAATATTTCCTGTTTCATTATTCTCTCATCCTCAACATCTCTTGTTTCGTCGTCACCATAACCCCCCTTATCTGTCTGCTCATCTCCGATGACCTGATAAATGGCACCCTTCCCGCAAGTCCGGCTTTCATTACAGTTTGGTTGTATTCACTCTGTTTCTTGTAGATTTTCGTCAGCCCGATATTTGTCCTGTCCGGGTTAACAGCCCAGGCCCTTAGCTCCTCGTAGAGGGCTTCTTTCCTTTTTAGAAAACCTTGCTCTTCCTGGTACATCTCGTTGCTTCTTTCCCGTGCTATTGATTGCCGGGAACTCTGAAACCCTATGATTCGTGCTGCTGTTTCTCCCGTTGAGGGTTTGTATGGCTTTACACCCTTGTCCCAGATAGTACGACTCTTTTCCGTGGTCACACCTGTTTTCGATTCCCGTATACCCCGGAGTATATTCGCCGCAGCTGTGGGCAGTGTTTTCTCCAGCGCCCTTACAGTCTGTCCGGTGCCCACGAAATGACTGGCTTTCGCAATGTCCTCGGCAACCCCTCCTATTGCTCCGGTCAGGCCCAACAGTCCTGTCGGAATTCCGAGCCCTATCCCGAGCGATCCTGAAATATCGACACCGGCCAGGCCAAATATCCCTCTCCGTCCTAAAACCTCCGCATGCTCCCCTAAGTATTTCCTCGTCTTGTCCCACACAAACTTGTCCACCCCTGTGGTGATGCCCAGCATTCGGAGCATGCCATTGATAAGCCACAGGAATTCATCTTTGAAGGGCCACGCTGCCCCACCGGAGATAACCAGCGGTGCTGCCAGTGCCCAGGTAAATCCAACAATGTTGTGCTTCTTCGCGCCGAGATCATAGAGGAGCTGCACGTAGTTGTGGCCAAAGTTGCCGTAGACATACATGGCCTGCCCTATCCGTGCACTCGCCGAGGTCCCCTGAGCCCACTCCGGCATGTTTGACTTTCCGTAGGCTGCGTGCGCCTTGTCGGTGGCCTCGATCGCCGCACTGTACGAGGCCTCCACGAGTTCCTCACCCTTCAGTCCTTCCCGCTCAAAGCGCTGTTTTGCCACAGTGTAGGCCGCCAGCATCGTCGTGCCCCTGTTCCACTGTTCGGTCTTGCTGAACATGAACATGGCCACTTTCATCATCCGGTCCCACGAGCGTTCAAGACCGCCCTGCATGGCGCCCAGTGCATCCCGGGTGAGCTGCGGTGCGTCGTATCCTTCCCGTGTGATGCGCTCTGCTATTCGCTGCTCCTCGGCGTCCAAGGTCCTGCCCATCATGTGCTTCGCATAAGAACGGCCCGCACTCGCGATCTCTTTTTGTATTTTCACTATGCTCACCTTCCCGCCACCGGCATACTGGTGGATGGATGCGGGAGCTGATGTCACCATGGCCGTCAGGTTGACAAAGGCGGACCGGGGGTTGAACCCTAAGAATTTCAAGGTCGCAACTGCTTTTGCATACGCCATAACCCTGTCGGCGGTATCGCTGTTTCTCAGGTTCTCCTCGATGTACCGCTTCGCGGTGTCGTATGCCTTCTGCTCGGCTGCCGGGTCGATCTGCTGGAGCAATTCGGTCGCTTTCCGGGAAACCTCTCCCTTTGCCATGCCCCCGGCCACACCTGAGGTGTAGCGCAGGTATGCCTCGATGGGGTCCTCGATGTACCCCTTGACCACCCTCCCCTTTGGAACACGGTGTATCTTGGTGGATTCGATACCCCGCTCGCGGATCATGTTGACGGCCTGCTCGATCAGATCTTCATTGAACTTCGCCAGCAGATCGGCACTTGTCGTGCTCTTCATGCCGGTCACTGCGTAGTCGATGGACTTCTGGACGTCGATCGTCCTGATGTTCAGGTAGACCGATTCCGGCAGCCTCTGGGATTCCCTTACCGTTATCTCCTCATACCCTTCCCGCTCCAATTCCTTTGACCGCAGCTCGCTCCAGTATGTGCTCCCCTGTTCGCGAATGTAGTGGCGGTCCCCGAATTCATCCTCCTTGTACGCGGTAATGACCAAGGACCCGGTCTTTCTCAACCGCGGGAAGTAATACCCCCGCCACTGGTCCATGACCTGCAACGCCCCCATGATGGTCTGCCTCAGCTCTGCCTTGTAATCCTTGTGGGCCTTCCGGAAGAACTGCTTGTGATCGTTCCACCAGTCTTCGGCTGTCTGTCCGGTGAACGCTTCCTTCGAGAAATGGATGGCCTGAACCTCCACGCCCCCGGCACGGCTGTGCCCCATGATGTAATTGATCCCTTCGTGGTAAGGCAGTCCGGCCCGCTCCTGTCGTTCCTTCCCCGAAGCGGTCCAGAAACCGTCGAATTCTTTCGTGGGCCTCACGGTAAAAACATGGAAGTTCTTTTTCCCTTCCTCGTCAAGGGCGAACGGGTCCTCTTCGTATCCCTGCTCTTCGAGTTTTTTGAGCAGTTCCTTCATGGGCGACTGCCGGGCGTCCAGCATCTTGTCGAAGGCTGACCTGATCATAAGCGCAACACGTTTGACGTCCTCCGACACCGTCATGGTTCTGATGCGGTCTGCGAAGGTCCACTCCTTCTCACGAACCCACTCCGTGTCAGCCATGATGAGGATGCGTGAGAGGTCCTCGTACCCTTTCCGGTCAGTTTTTCGCAGCCTGGCCACCGCCTCTGACACGGTTGTTCCTTCCCCCGAGTCGTTGAAGTCATAGAAAAGCTCATGATACGTCTCCTGGCGGTGGTGGGCCATGACATTGAAGAGCTGCTTCAGCACCGGATGCTCATACCACAGAGGATTCTTCAGTACCCGTTCGAGGAAGTGGGCATGGGGAAGGTTCTCCGGCATGTATGACATGATAGTTGCCGTCGCAGCCTTGGCATGATCCCGAATCCAGCCCTTGATCTCTGATGGTGAGGCTTTCGGCTCGGGCGGTGCCAATTTCTCAATCTGGCGCAGGAGGTCGTCAACGGCTATACTGCCCGTTGCAGATCCTTCCATCTCTTTCTTGAAGTACATCCCGGTCGTAGCCTTCGGCGCGACCCCGGAATAGCTTCGTGCCCGGTCAATCAAATGCAGGATGTCGGCGTCTGTCCATGTCAGGTTCGGAGCAATCCTTCTGAGCGCTGCCCGGATGAGTCCGACGATCCTCGTCCACACCGGGGTGGCTTCCCGTGTTTCCGCCATGTGGGCGATGAACTCATTGACGGCTATCCTCCGATCGTTCTTGTCGTTTAGATCAAGGGGGAGCCTCAATGTCCCCATTTTCTGTCCGTATCCTTTGACAATGCGATCCATAAGAGGAGTTCCCTGATATGCTTTTGCGATCTGCTGCCAGATGAGATCCACGTCCTCGTTCTGAAGAATACCTGTGATCCCCCGGTGCCCGACAGCTTCATGAATGAGGGTAACGAGTGCACCTCGTGCGTTCGGGATGGAGTCGGCGATGATATAGGTGGTGTCAGTCTCCTGGTCGTAGGCCCCGAAGATGGTGTCTCCTTCCTGCACGTAGCGCATGAACCGCGCTGGCAGGTCACGGGCTGTCTTGATAACCTCTACTTTTCCTATGTTCTTCCACTGCTTCATAGGCAATGCAAGGAACTGTTTCACCTGGTCCACCGTGAACCGTGGCGATTTTGGCGGCCTGATGTCAAAGGAAAGGTGCTTTAAGTCAGCCACGGTGGTCAGCTTGAAAAACGTCGGGTTTGCATCGGGATTAACCATACCTCGCTGCTGCATGCTTAATCCAGCATCAATGATGTCGAGGACCTGGAGACCTGCTGCCTTCCCAAAATTGGAAATATTTCGCGCTTCCCCTTCGAGAAACGCTCGCTTGGGGGCATAGACGATCATGTTCGAGGCGTTCCTCCGCTCTGCTTCCTGGAGCAGCATGCGCTGGATCTCTCCCCGGATGGGCGTCAGCCTCTCTATCGTAATGGTACTGATTAATTTATTCCTGACATCAAAAAAGCCGACGGTGATATCCGGGTTATCCTCTTTGATACCGGCCTGGTTGAATACTTTTATCGCCGAAGCAGGGCTTGACGCGGCCAGTCTCGCGGTCTTCTGTTCGCTGTACCGACGCTCAACAACAGGGAGCGTTTCCGTCTGCTTGCGTTTTGGCATTCTGGCGGTCTTATCCGGGATTGTGAAAGCCCCGTACTGCATCGCAGCATACTGCACTGGCGTGACGGCCATGATCCCGTGGACCATTACCCCCGACCCCTGGGCCAATCGAAACAGCCTTACCCCTATCCCTTTGTCCTCTTCTGACAGATCGGCAACGCCCGACGGGTGGTTGTGGATGAACCACAAGCCGGTCACTCCCTCGGTGTTGAGGGCCTGTCCGACTGCAACAATAGGCTGCACGATCGATGAGCTTGTCCCGCCCCTGCTCACACGGTGGACGCTGTGGACAGTACCGTCGTCTTTCATGAGGATTGCTGCGAATGTTTCCTGGGGATCGTCGAGAAGGTTGCGGGCTATGTCAGCAACATCATCGCTGTTTTCGATCTTTCTTGTTCCAGCGCGATAGCTGCCAATTCTTTCCGTGACAACTTCCTGTTTACGCGGTAGGGCGTTGGGTTTTCGACGTGGAGGTCGTCCGGATTGAGCGGTGCCGGTATTGAATAATGCACCCTGTTCTTTTGCTTTCTCGCCATACTCAAGCTTACGTTCTGCTATGCTGGTTGTCAAGGGTCCGCCCCCGCCTTCCACCTCAACGATGGGGCTGATGGCCAGTATTTCTTTCATGACCGCGATCCCGTCGTCTCCGGTGGGGACGAACGCCCGCGTCCTGTAGCTGATGCGCTCGATGAGGGCGCCGCTTTGTTCGAGCTGTGTCTCGAACCGCCACAATGTTTCTCCGGTGATCTCTATCCGATCCATACCCTGGGTTTTCACGCGCTTCAGGGTCCAATCGTTCGCGAGCCTTATCGTTTCCCCGTTGTCCAGGACAGCGTTCACCGCCTGTTCCGGCGTGTACGCTGCGGTGGATTTGTCAACGTTGAGCTTTTTCAGTACGTCGTTGAGGCTCTTGTCGGGAATCAGCCGGCCCAGCAGCTTTTCGTCCGTGTCGAGCTTGAGCCGCATTACCCTGACGTGTTCCTGGGGGAGCCGGTCCCATATGGGTAAGAGGGCACCGGTAATGAGGTGAATCTTTCTCGTTTTCGTCCTCGGCACCTTGTCGTGCTGTTCACGCCATATGGCCTCGGCCTGAGCCACGCCATCAATCCGGTCGTATTTTTCCTGGTCATTCAGGTCTTTTGCTTCCACGACATGCACGGTGCCACGGGGGCTCGTGAGGGTAACGACGGCCGTCACTTCGCCGGTGCCGGTATCGGTCGTGATCCGTTCCCTGTTTGCAGCCCATACAACACCGCTCTTTTTGTTCACCACATACCCTGAGGCTGCCCACAGTTTACTTGTTGGAAAATCAATGGTAACAGCGTCCTCGGAGATCTCGATCTCGTTGTACGTTGTCTGCTCTCCCTGGGGACCGGTGTAAACTATTTCCTCCCGGGTCCGTTTCGCCCCCTTGGCCAAAATGGTTTCCATGCCCGCATCGAGGGTACCGTCTGCCGCCGCTTTTTCGATGATCTGGTCAAGGTGGGCATCAAAGGCGTCAAACACCATCTCTTGCCGGTCCACGGTCAGCGAAAGCAGCCTGTTCAAAAATTGGGTGATTTCAGGAATCTCTTCACGGAGCTGTCCCTGATCGTCGGTCAGGCTCATACCCGTTTCCTGTTCAAATTCCGCCATCGAAAAGTTTTCAATGCCGCCGCGAAAAACTGTGTGGATGAGGCGGATGAACGCCTGCCGTGCATGTGAGTTTTCAAGGTTGTCTTTCAGCTTGAAGATACCCTGCGTCGCCGTGTCGCGCTGCCCCTTGGTGAGGGATCCCAGCTGTTCGAGCCGCCGGGCGATAGAGGAAATGAACCGTTTCTGCCCCTTCAGGTTTGTCGTGACCAGGTGGACATAGGGCGGCTGTTTCTGGTTGCTCCGGTGTGTCCGGCCCAACCCCTGGATGGCCCGGTCAGCCCTCCAACCGGGTTGCAGCAAATAGTGGTGCCGCAGCCGCTGGTTCTTCTCTGTCTTGTCCGCGTGGAAGCTCCTGCCGGTTCCAGCCGCGTCCGAAAAAACGAGAAGCTGCTTCTTGTCATTCATGAAGGCATGGATGTCGTTGAGCCCTTTCGCCTTGCTCCACCGCTGCACGACCCGCTCTTTCTCGCCCTCACCGTTTACCTTATCGACAAGCCTTTTCGACCGGCCCGTTGCCTCCGCCGCCTTCTCGATCCCAAAATGGCGGACAATCATGTCCAGCGGTGCATCCGGCACCTTGAGCATGCCGAGCTTCCTGAGCAATGCGTCGCGCATGGCAACCGCTTCCCGGTTGACGACGGGGTTCCCTTTCGAGTCCAGAACTGGGCGCGAACGAACATTTCCGTTGTCGTCGGTGTATTCCTCGTACTGCTGGACGGGGAAGCTGTTTTCCAGGTAGTTCATAAGCCCCTCTCGGGGGGTGAGGTCGAGGTCTTCCAGACGTTCGCCCTCCTCCCTCTTGGCCATCGCCCGGTCGGTCTGCGCCTCGTTGGTGTTCACGAGCTGCACAACGGCTGCGTCGCCGTCGGCAAGGTTCTTCTCAATGGCCTTGATGACGGTAGGGGTTTGCATGGATGTGATGATCTGGTTGAAAAACCGCTGATGTGCGCCCCAGAATGCTCCCATGACGTTTTTTCGGGCGTTGCCGTTTTTCGTGACGACCTGCCCGGTGTGCGTGGTTCCGGTCACACCGGTCGCCTGGAGTGCGGCATGGATGTTCTGCAGGACGATCTGCCATGACCGGGCCATCTCGTCGTAAAGAGCCTTCTGGTTCTCAGTCAGTTCGTGCTCGATGGTTTCATACTTCACGCCATCGAAAGAAAGGTTCCTGGCAATATAGGATCCCATGGCCTTGAGCCCCTGGGCGATCATTTCCATGCCGGCGATACCCGCCCCGGAGATCTGCTCGATGAAATTTCGCTTGTTGGAAAAGGGCGTTCCCTTTCCCCACAACCCGAGGTGATCACAGTACGAAAGGTTCACGACTTCCGTCGCACCCGTGGCTGATGCATACACAACCCGCGAATTGTAGAGACGCGATTGTAGTTCCACACCCACTATCGCCTTCATGGACGGCTTTTTCGTTCCCCGCTTCCCCTTGGTAGACAGGGCGTTCCCCATGTTATGGGATTCGTCGAAGGCTATGACGCCATCAAATTCCTGTCCCGCCCACGCAACGATGGGGTCGATCCGGCGCACCGTGCCCTTTTTGTACTTTAACGTATCGTAGCTTATAAAAAGGATGCCCTCTTTCTGTTTGATGGGCTGGCCCAATTTCACACCGGCATAATCTATTACCAGGTTCGGGTCCATACCGAGGGCTCTGAGGTCTCGCTTCGCGTCGTGGATAAGGTCCGTATTCTGACTTATCCAGAGTGCTTTGCGCCTTCCCTGGTTCCAGTTATCGAGGATGATGCCGGCGATCTCGCGGCCTTTCCCGACACCGGTGCCATCGCCTATGAAGAAGCCCTTCCGGAATGTGTGGAACGTACTGTTTTCCTGGCTCCCGCTGGTTGCAACGTTTCCCTGTGCGTCAAGATTAACGCCTGAGCCGAGGATTTCTCCATGGGCCTGCCCGGCCATGGTGATGGCTTCCAGCTGGACGTCGCTTAATGCCCCGGTTTCGGCAAGATTCTTGTCGATGTTGGGCACATATCGGGTCTTTGGCGCTTTGACGGTGGCCATGGCCGCACTTTCGACAAGTTCCGCCGGGTGCGGCTGCGCCCCTTCAATTTTTATGGAAGGTGTGTATTCCTCGAAAACATTGCCTGATTCGAGGTCTTCGTCGGTGTACTCTTCGGTTTGCTGTATGGTAAGGGCCGGCTCGGTGGCTAGTAATGCGCTGCCTCCAGCATGCTCGTCAGCTGATCTACCACCCTCCACGCCAGTTCGTCCGCCTTGATCGTCGGCAGCTCTCTCTGGTCCGCCAGATCCCCGTCCCTCTGGAGCAGACTCCAGGCCCGTTTCGGTTCCAGTCCCGCCATCTCCTCGAAGAACGGGTGGACGTACTGACCCCGGACGTTGTTGAGCGGCACCCTGCCCGCGTTCCACTGTTCCTCCACCAGCTGGAGGCAATACAGCATCGACGGGTCGGGGTCCTTGAGGTACTTCTTCGCTGCCTGGTTGAGCGGATGGTTGTTCTGTGACACTGTTTCTCGCATCGCGCACTCCTTTCAGGAAGGCAACGGCATCTTTGATGTCGCGTACTTCCTCTTGTATTAGTTTAGCACCTGACTTTGCCCTGTCAATAACGATCAGGCGGTTGTCATAGGTGGTGCCGTATTTCTTGTATTTTTCTCCGGAAATGGTTATATCTGCGATCACATCATTGGTGACATCGATGTTGTCCAGCCACTCGTTGAAGGTTTTCGATTCCCCGAACAGCCCCTTGCCGGTAAGCACTACGAGACGCCCTCCCGGCTCAAGCCGTGATAAAGCCTGGCTGATGTGCCTGATGAGGTTTTCGGGGCTTCTTTGCCCCTGCACCCGGCCTGCCGTTGCTGAAAAGGGCGGGTTCATGATGATCACCGTGGGCTTCACGTATTCAGGGAGGATGTTATGGATTTGCTCGCCGTTCTCGGTGAACACCTGCTCGAATCCCATCTGCCGCAACAGGCTCGCCCGCCGCTGCGAAAATTCGTTGACGTATACCTTTGCCCCTGCGTTTTTGGCAAAGACCGCGAGGCCGCCTATGCCAGCCGAGGGTTCCAATACTATCTCTCCCGGCCTGATGTTGGCGACCCACGCCATGAGGTACGCCAAATCCGGGGGTGTAGAGAACTGCTGGAACTCGTCCATCTCCTTGGTCCTGAAGCCGCGCTGCGAAGGGATCCTGTCAAGGACGTGCTCCCGTATGCGGGTGATTGCGTCGCGGGCATCCAGAATCATGGGCCTGGAGGGGTCATATATGCGCTGGCCCTGTCCGAGGTACCGGTTTATCCCGAGCTCCATGGCGTCGAAGAGGTCCTTCCAAGTGAACGCTCCGGTGGCGATGGTGCCGCCGTAAGCTTCCTCCCCCCACTTCATGAGCTGTTCCCGGGTGAACGTTTCCTGGTTGACGAGTGCTGCATCGACCTTTGCCATTATGGCACGGGCTGCCTTCACCGTGTCGCCCATCATGCGTTCCTCGGTTGGTGACGGAGGCAGTGCCTGCGGTTGTACGGCCTGGCCCCCTTGTCCGGTCGGCGCAGTCGGTGAGGCTGGTGTTTGTCTGAGCGCCCCCCTGTCCGTCGTCAAGGGCGACTTATTTGGCTCTGCTTTCTTTGATTTCCACGGTGTGAGACTCCAGTGATCGTATTCGGCGTCGATAGCTGCAATTATCTTTTCCGCCGGATCCTCGGTTCCGTAAAAAGACCATGATTTCTTCGGGCCGTACCATATCCCTTTCGCTTTCTTGATGGCGTCCTTGTAGGCCCTGGTGTTTCCGCCCAGGTTCCACACTGGGTGACCGTTCTTGGTCGTCGTCTTTACCAGGGTCAATTCGACGCTTTTCAGCTTGTCGTGAGCGTCTGATGTGGTGGTAACGGTTCCCGTTTCCGGTGCTGTAACTGCTCCTGTTTCCGGTACAGATGTTGCCTGCTGCTGCGGTGGCTGCTCCTTCGTCTTTGGCCGGAGCTTCTCCGCCTCTTCCGGGTATTCTTTCGCCCACGCGTCGAAAGCGTCCTGGTACTTCTGCGCGTCTCTCTCGTAGTTTGCCGCAACACGCAAATGAGAGGCCCGTATGGAGTCTTTCCTTGCCCGGCCTGCCGATTCCCGTGAGTTTTGCGCGTGTTTCTTGCTGTACGAGATCATGCCGAAGATGTTTTCAGGCGTCTGGTAACGGTTATCGAAATAAATATCCTTCACGAGCTTGCCGGCAAGCGGCCCGGTTTCCCGTTCAAGGTCCTCGGCCTTCACGGACATGAGGGACAGCCCGTTGTCGGTTTCCACTTCGTAAGTAACGGTTCGTGTTGATTGTCCCCCGAAAATGGGCTGCATGGTGTAGCCGCCCACCGCCTTGATGACGCCGTGCCTGCCCCGCATGGCAGGGCTGTAATGCTTGTCGGTGATGACGACCCGGTCGCCGGCTTTATACACTTCTGGTTTCGGTGTTTCCTTTGGTGCCTCCACTTCCTGTTTTTGGGTCAAAAGGTCGTGGCGTTTGATGTAATTGAGGACTGCCTCGGCGAAGCTCTGTTTGTTCCATGTGTCCAGGTAGACCTTCTGCGTGGTGGACAAAGGCTCATTTGAACCTAAAATTTCATCCACTATCTCGCCGTATGCCTCGTCGGCTGACTTCTCGATGGTGGCAAGCAGGGCCATCTCGCTGTTACCCGGATTGAGGTATGGTTTTACCTTCTCCAGCGTTTTGTCGCGGATCCTCTCGGAAAGTGACCTGTCGAACGGTATTCCCTTTGGTTTTCCCGCGGGTTTCCCTGCCTCTTCCATCAGCTTTTTGTCGATGGCCTCAACGATCTTCGAGATGTACCAATCTCCCTCGAATTTCACGCCCAGCATCCCGGCGTACATCCTTGCTTTGATAAGATGGTCGCGCCAGCCGTCGGGCGGTTTTATGGGTGGCTTCTCCCCTCTGGATAGTGCCTCGGCATAGTCCAACGCCTGTTTTTCATTCGGGAATATCCTCACGTGCGGAAAGAATTCCATGGAATCGTTGTCTCTCATGGAAACGGCAAACCTGTCGTCGCCAATCTTGCCGGAGACAAATATGTCAAGGTTGTTTTCCTTGTCCGTCATGTTGTAAAGCAGTTCGCCAGGACCAAAAGGCGGCTTCTTTGCCCCGGTTTCCGGGGTTTCCGCTTTCACTTCCACGGGCTTTTCCTTCCCTTCCATCGCCCGGGACGCTGCCCGCTGTTGTGCCGTCGGCATCCTCAAGTTTCCCGTTGTTACACCCAGCTCTTCCTTTATATTGTTGGCTTTTTCTGTTTCTCCCCGATCGATCGCTTCCTTTATGGCCTTCTTGGTTTCGTCAACCACTGCCTCGTAGTCGGAGAACCTCGGGCCGGCCAGCTTTTTAAGCCGAGCGCCCAGTTCGGCGTCAATATTTCCTATGTGTTCTGCAAGCACGCTGGATACTGGCCCCCATGAGAATCCTTTTTCTGCCGGACCTTCTTCGATTTCCTTCGGGGCTTCCGTTTTTACCCCTCCCGGCACCGGCTCGTTTTGTTCCTCGCTATACCGCACCGCTGCCACCTCGTAAAACTGTTTTGCCTTGCTTTCAGGTAGTGCGTCCACCGCCCCCAGGAGGTATGCTTTCACATCAAGGCCCTTCATTGTGGCCCGCTTCGAGATCTCCGCTAGGATCGGCTTGAGCTTTTCATACAGTTCGGACTTGATTCCTGCTGGCTTACCGTAATCGATACGGGTATCTGACACCTTTCCCTCTTCTTCTTCGATGAAGTGGTTGATTATATCGAAGGCGTCGGTTACAAGACCGGTGAGTGATTTTTTCGAGAGGTCCTCGGTTGGTGCCGACTCGGCTTCAGGCTTCTTCTTTGCCGCAAGCGCTTCCTCCAGCTTTTTCTTCTGTTCCTCTTCCTTCTCCCGTTCCGTCTGAAATACGGGCTTCGGTCGCTGGAACAGTTCCGCTTTCGGCTCTTTTTCTGGCTTGAACTCCCCCTGCTTCACCGGCTGGTTGCCGGAAAGGGTGAAGATGTCGTCGGTGTTGAAGAGCTGATCGTCGGTGGCGGGTTCTGCCTGCCCGGTCTTTGCCTTCTTTACTGCTTCTTTGAGCGCTGCAAGTCTTTCTTCAAATTCTCGGCCAGTAATTTGATCGTTAATTGCCGCTTCAATTCCCCGAATAACTTCGCCGATCTCATGCTCGGTATATCCTTCTTCATAGAGGTCCTCCTTTATTCCTAATATATTGGTGTCCGCGGCCTTAATGACTGCGTCTAAATCGTCTTCCGAGATGAATCCATCGTTATCGAGTTGTTCCTCGGACAGCGGAATAGGTGCCTTTTCTCCCTTTGCCGGCCTGATCTGTGCGTCCTTGGACCGTGCCATTTCATCGCTTATGAGGTCGAACACTTCTGACTCTGTCCACTCCACGGTGCCCGGCTCGTGCCCTTCCAACCTCGAAGGAGGTGATTTCATGGGGATCTCCCCGTTGTTCATGGCCTCGTTGAAAAGCTGAACAAAACTGTTCCACCGGGAGTCACTGCCACCGGCAAGGTCCTGACCCTTCCTTATTTTCTGCAAGAGTGGCAAAAAATACCGGTATTGCTTGAAAAACGTGTAGTAGGGAAATGGGGTATCTTCGGTGATCACAGCAGGTTTCTTTGATTTCTTGGGCGCTTCTTTCTTCGCCTTGGCTGCCGCCTTTTCGTCCTCTTTCTTGGTTGTTTCGTGGATTCCCTTTTTAGCCGGCGATTTCTTTTGCTGCGCCCCGATCTCAAGGTCGGCCAGCCAATTTCGCAAGATGTTGGCTTCTTTTTTCACGGTTGGTGATTGTTTGTCTTTCACACGCTTTTCTAAGTTGTTTCGGAAGTCCTGTATGGCCCCAAGCAAGGCGGCCCCGCGGGTTTCATATTGCTTGTATTCGTATATCCCGGGGTGCCAGCCCTGGCCGCTGGTGTCAATGTCGATATTGTAACCATATGTCCATGTACCGTTCGGGGCTTTTCCCAGGGTTATGCCGTTCGACGAAACGTAGCCCTTTTTAAATGATGGCGCCTCTATCTCTTCGGTTTGCAGCTCATACCGTGCCCTGCCTAAATTATCTCGCTTCTTTTCGGTGAACCCCCATATCGTTCCTGCAAGTTCGTCAGCCAGGGCGTTGTCTGCTTCCGTGCGAGTCAATCCTTCGGGCATTTTCGTCATAGACATGGCGCCGGCATAGGGGTGCTTTTGTCTGATTGCTTTGACGGCGTCAGAAATATCCCCATTTTCTTTGTCAGTAAGCGCTTTCTGCACAATTATTTCTGTTTCGGAAATCTCTTTATCTTGCGCCTTCTTACCAATCACTCCTTTGTCAGTAACGGCTTTCTGCACAGTTGTTTTCGTAAATTCACTTTCCGGGGCTGCGCTGGCCATCGAGGTTAATTCATTTGGCTGCTTGTTTGGATCTTCATCCCACTTCACGTAAAGTCTTATGGTGGGCTGGTCTTCGGTGGGCTGATATATTTGAGCCACCGTTCCGGTTCGCCCTCCCCGTGTTACCCTGTCTCCTATTGAAAAAGCCGATTCTTGTTTATTGCCACGAAACTTTTCGTCATTTTCCTCAGAGGAAGGTGTTTCAGCCTCATGGTCGCCTATGTCGCTCGCGAGGGAGAGAAGTTTATTTGACCGTTCAATTTCTTTTTCATCCACTGCTATATATCCACCGGGAGTAATAGCTTTTTCCTCAATGGTTTTGGTCGTGTCAAGTTCCAAAACATCGTCTGAGGACAATGTCGATGGTGGTTCAACGATATCCGGTACGATCATCTCATCAAGTTCGTCCATGGGTTCGCTTGGCAATACCGCTGACTCTTCCGCCGCTTTTTGCGCTTCCTGAGCCATCCGTATCCCGTCAGCCATGCCGGACGGAAGGTTGGCCATGCGCGCATGGTCGAGAATGACCCTATCCATGCGCTGAATTTCCGGGTGCTGTTCACCCAGAACTTCAGTTGCCTTCTGTCGTATGACCTCTGCCTGCTCGGTTGTTATCTGCCCGCTTTCTAAAGAGTTTTCTACCTGATCGACGATAGCGGTTGCCTGTCCGTCACCAGGTGATCCCGGCGGATTCGGCTGTTGAGGTGGTGGCATCGTTGGTGGTGGCACTCCGGGTGAAGTCGTCGGAGGCTGTGCTGACTGTCCCGTACCTGGCGGTTGTGTTGTGGGTTCCCCACCCGGTTCCCCTGTTGCCGGTTCCCCGGTGTTCGCTCTCTCCCTGGTGCCAGCTTCGTATGTCTTTCTGGTTATGGCACCGGTAGCTCCTCCGATACCAAGGCCGCCCACTGCTCCGGCTGCCGCTGCGTCGACTGCTTCAAGAAACTGTTTCCTGGTAAACATGTCATTCGGATTAATACCGTATTGCTCTGCATATGCCTGAAAGAACTCCTCCGATCCTTCACCGAGCATCTGTGTCAGCGCAGACTGGCTTATGCGGTTCCACAACCCTTTCTTGGCAAATTCAGCAACTTCAGGACCGAATTTCAGTAGCTTGGCCGTGGCTTTCTCGGTGCCCAGCTCCTCGAACTTCGACGCGATGAATATGGCAGCCAGTCCCCGAAGCGGACTCAGGTCCCTGGTTTCCCCTTTTTCGAGCCGTTCTATCTGGCCTCCCAGGATTTCGCCCCCTTCCATCATGGCAATGGGCACGTCCATGGGTTTGAGCTTTGCCCACTCGACAAGGTACGACAATGCCTTCTTGCCCAGGCTTGTTTGCGCCACCTTCGGAGCAACCTGGGCCATCTGGACCGCCCTGCCCTGGATCATAAATGGCGCGGTGATGGCAACCTGTGCGCCCATCTGCCCCAGGGCTCCCGCTCCCCACTTCATGCCGCTTTCAAGGTCACGAATCTTATAGACGGACCCCACTTCCGGTTCCATCTCCTTCAAGGGCTTATCCCAGTATTCCCGTATTTGCTTGCCAAATCGCGTCGTTGCACCTTCCGGCGGTGGTCCCGGTGGTGGCTCATACGCTGGTCCGTTCGGGTCAGCCTTCGGTATGGGCGTTCCCAGGTGCTCGGGTCCGATTTCGTCTATTCCCAACTCCGGTGGAAAGCCTGCGTACTGGTCGCCTAACCGCCCGAGGTACTCGATGACAGAGCCCACTCCCTTGTTCGCCTGGAGCCATCCCCGGGCGACACCCTTCACCCCTTCCCGGGTGATGCCGACCATGCTCTCGCCGATTTTCCGGTAGGTGCTGCGGTCGTCCGTATCAGGGCCAAAGGTCGCCGTGGTAGCTGCCAGTTCATCGAGAAAACCGCGCTTCGTCGGTTTCTCTGCCGGTTTGCCTGAAGGCTTGTCGATTCCGCTGAGTTCGTCAAGAAAAGTATCGCTGGCCACGGTTACCCCCCTACTCCTGAATTCCCTTGAAACGCCGCCATGCCTTCTTTATGCTGTCGTCGCTGTATCCTGCTGCAACTAGCTTGTCGTACATGGCTTTCTGGTCGAATCGTCCGGCATTGTCCCGGAAATAAATGGTTGCTTCACTGATGTTGTATTCCTTGTTCTGTGTGAAGTTCTGCTTGCCACCGATCGCGCCCTTTTGTTGTTTGCGGTACTTTGCCCACTGGTCAGGGTAGTCGGCTTCCATGAGCGATTCGAGGCTGTTGATCTGGCCCGTGATGGTGGTCTTCGCTACCTCGATCTGGTCCTGGGGAATGATCTGCTGCGTAATGGGGTCAACGCCTTTCTGGATGTTAGCCAGGGATTTATACAGACCGTTCAGCTGGCTCATGTGCATCCGGAACTCTTTCACATCGCCTGCTCCGCCGTTACCGCTTCCGCCCCTTCCACCTGCATCGGGTTTGTGTATGCGGTACGGTTCACCGAAGGGGAGGTCGTGCTGGCCTGATTGGGGGTTCCACTGAAACTTCTGCTGCAGGTTCGGGCCGATCGGTTTTTCAACATACATGGATGGCGTCGGCTGCTTTCCTCCTGTGCCTGTGGGCTTCTGGATGACCTCAAACTGGCCGTTCTTGCTCCAGCGCACGATACCGTCTCCACCGAATTTAAGAAAACTCCACTCGCCTTTTTGGGTAATATCCCCCGGTTTGACCTGACCATATCTATTCGTGATCCACGGGTTGGAGTTCCATGCCTTCATGGCCCCCTGGGGCGATATCTTCGCAATCGCAAAAATGTTGTCGAGTTCGGCCTTCTGAATCTTATTTGCCGCGTCAAACTGGCCATTTGCCAGGAGCGTGTCGTGGATCTTCATCATCATCTCGCCGCGCTTCTCAAGTACGGCAACATTTTGCGGAGGGTTAGTAACCGGGTCGCTTCCCTGGAGCTCCATCGGCCCCAGTGCGGCTTGCTGCCCTTGCGCTTGTGGCGGTGCTTTCGGGGACGGCTGCGCTATGGCCGTTCCGGATCCGCTGTCGAGGTTGGCCTGTTGGGGTCCCGGCGATGTCGATGGGACGCCCGTCCTGGTGCCCACTCCATTTACTATAACCGGGGCTGCCGCTGGAGATTGAGCTGGAGGCTGTTGGACATTTGTTGGAGGTTGCTGCTGTGACACTCCCCCGCCGATTGCCGGGCCTGACGCAATGTTCGCCACCGCGTTCCGGTATTCGTCCACGTGGCCCTTTATTGTCGCCAGGAGTTCCTCTTCACGCTGTGCTTTTTTCAGCTGGAGGGCGTGGGTGTCCCTTCTCATTCCCAGTTCTTCGTTGCGGATCGCGCGTTCGTCTATTTCGGGAATCCCTTTGTTGAGTGCGTTGGTCACACCGATTGCCATGCTCTTCAAGTCCATCAGTACACCTCCCCGGTTGCACTCCTAACGTACTGTTGCACATAAATACCGATTACGCTACATAATCCGAGAAACGCCATGGTGACAACATAACTGGCCATGGACGGCAGTGTGGCCGTCCTCCCCGTGGCCCATCTGCCGTATGGTATGAGCCGGTTCACAAGGTACCGCCTGACCGCATTCTTCAGCTTCGGCTTCCGTGTCATTAGCGGCACGAGCTTGTCGGCCAGCAGGTAGTATCCCCGTATCTGACGGGCCGACATAAACCGGTCGCGATACTCCCTGGCTATTTGAACCTCTTTTGAGTTGCTTCCGTGACAGCACGTTACAATGATGCAATCATCAACCAATCCGGATACTGCTCCCCCTATACCACCCAGCACACCGCCGATGACGGTGCCGACGCCGGGAAATATCGTGGTGCCCGCGAGTGCTCCGGTCGCTGCCCCGCCAGCGGCTCTTCCTGCTATTTTCTGCTCATTCTCTCCCCCTTCTCCGAAGAGCAGGGCTTTTCCAACATCGTCGTCAACCCCGAACGCACCCATGACGCCGCCACCGAACGCCCCTGCCCCGAATGGACCCATGGCGCTCATTGGCGTCAAAGCCGCCGGCGCAGAGTTCGTTAATGCACTTGCTCCGATCTCGGCAGCAGGTGCCACCGCACCCGTACCTAACTCTGCCACCGGGACAATCGCTTCGGTCATTGGTATCATGGTGCCCCCCACTTCCGTTACACCTATTGGCGCCACTGCATTGACCCCTAACTCAGCGACCGGCGAGAGTGGCACTGCTGCCGCTTGTGCTCCTTCCATCGCTGCAAGTTCTGTTGACGGCACGATCGCACCTCCTGTTTCCACGGTTGGCCCCACGAATGGAGCCGGTGTCACCGGCGGTGTCGTCACTGGTCCCGGCAAAGTTGATGGAGCCAGCTCCAGGGCTTCCATGTCGGCTGCGCTCCCATATCCGGTGAGGGGGTTCCCTTCCGGCATGAGCGATGGCTGTCCGCCGATACGGATGTTCTGGCCGCCCACGGTCTGCAGACCTGACTCTTGCATTGGCTGGCCGCCGACTGTTTTCAGCATCTCTCCGGTGACCGAACCACCCGGTGTTTTTGCCGGAAACAGCTTCTCGCCCAGCCATTTTGTTCCGTACCGAAGCCCCAGGTTGCCGATTGTCCCGCCGATCCCCTCGGCCATTTTTGCGTTCTTAGCTGCTTTGGCCGCGTCTTCCTGGCGTTTTACCTCGGCGGCATAACGCCTGTCGTTGGCAGCCTCACGCATACCGGTCACGGTTATGTCAGCCTGTCGTTTATTGACGTCGGTGCCGGTTTTGAGCGCGGCCGCGTACATGGCCTCCATCATTTCGGGGGTAACAACCGTGCCGGTGGCCTGCATCTGTCGCATCTTCGCCTCGATCTGCTTGAGCGCGTCGGGCGCTAAACCGTAATTTTTAACGTTTGGTGGCATTTTCTTTCTCCTTCTACTGCCGTAATGTGATATCAATGACGTCTTTCCACGCGCCCCCGACTTGAACCCGTATTGTGTTTATGTCATTCCATGCCCCACCGATGTTGATCATGGCGTCCAACCCCCCATACGCTATCCCGCCCAGGGCAATGTTCGGCATCGTCACCGCATGGACCGCTTCGTTGATCGTCAACACTCCCGGCATGACAAGGCCAACATTCTGCATGGTGATTGCATGGACCGCGTCGTGGATCGTCAGCGTGTCCGGCATCGTGAGGGTGACGTTTCCCATGGTCACGGCGTGTACGCTGTCGTCGATAACGAGCAGTTGTGCTGCTGAAATGATCAGAACGATGCCCGACATGGTAATCCCGTGTGAAGTGTCGTGGATCGTCATCTCGATGACCTTGAGCAGGGTCGCCGCGGTTCCGTCGATCGTGAACGTGTTCCGGAAGGACGGCTTTTTGAATACGGTGGCTATGTGGACGTTGTCTCCGGATATACCGGGAAATGACCAGGAAAACTCAAGGTCGCCGGTGTCGCCGTAACGGTGAGACATAGCATGGGCAAAATGCCCGAAATTATAATTGAATATTTCGGTCTGGTCCACCCCGGGCGTGAGCGCGTACCAGGCAATCGTGTTCACGATCCAGTCGAAGGGGAATTGTCCAGCCTGAACGTCCTCGACCGTGCCGGATATCGAGGATTTGCCGGCTGCGAACGTCGCCGCGACGTCCCCGAACGGGTCGTACTGGTTGACGTTGTAATAATGTTCAACGTGGAAGATGGTCCACGTTCCCTGCGGGTCGTTCAGCGTGATTGCAAACTCCGATTCTACGTGGGGAGGGTTCACGAGGTACCACAGCTCCCCCCGGTGGTAGCCCGATCCTGTTCCCTCGACCGAGGCAAGTTTCGTGAAACTTCTTCCTCCGAGGGTGACGGACGCTACCTCTGCCCGGCTGTCCAGGCCAAAGCACACGATCGCGATATCGTCGGGCAGATCGGTCGGTGTCCACGTGGTTATCAGCGACGCCTGGGCGAATTCCCCTTCCCATGCGTCGGCGGCATGGCGCGTGATGACGGCTGAACTTTTGTCGGGATCCGCGACAAGGACGCTGCTTTTCAACAGCCCCGCAGCCGTTCCCGTTACCGCAAACGTTCCCGAAGAGGCTATGACGCCATTCGTTTCTACGAATGTCGCCGCCGTGCCCGTGACGGTGAAGGTGCCCTCCGAAACAGCAAAAATGTGCGACTTGCATAGCTTGGCGGCAGTTCCGGTGACGGTAAAGGATCCTGCCGTTGCCGCAATACCCATTCCGGCCACAAAATCAACCGCCGTGCCCGTGACGGTATACCATCCTGACGACGCGGTGAATACCCTGCTGTACAGAAATGTTGCCGCTGTCCTGGTGACTGCACAAGAACCGGCTGAAGCGGCCAGGACTCGTGAGCGAAGGAAGTCCGCCGCCGTGCCCGTGACGGCGATAGAACCGGGCGAGGCCGGGACGAGGCTCAACGATTTTTTGAGGGTCTTGCCGCCGATGGGGCCGAGTATGTAGAAATCGGTTGATCCAGCCGATAGTGTTATTATATTCCCGGTATAAGAGAAGGTGGCCGCCGTGCCGGTGACGGTATATGAACCAGCCCCGGCGCCTACCAAACTGCTTTTTTTAAAGGTGGCCGCTGTGCCCGTGACGGAGTATGATGAATCGCCTGCCGTAAGGGTCCTGTCAGCAGGCAGGGTGAAGGCAACGATAAGGCCACACGCGCCTAAATTCATCGTATATAATTCGCCATTGTATGACCATACAGCAGAAAACATATAGGAATTAGACGCATCCAAAGAGGAATAAAGGTCGCCACCGCTACCGTTGTACAGTTCTTGTGGAGCCGTTGTATCGGTAATATTTGGGGAAATATCCTTATTAGTTCCCCCAGTTGTTCTAAATCTTGAATACCCGTATCCAGTGCCTGAAGCAGAAGCTAATCCGGAAAAGAAGGCTTTGGCAGTAATAGTTACGGTACTCCAGTCAGCCTTGTTAAATGCAAAATATCCTACAGTGGTTACCCCTCCCCAGTTTCCTGTTCTATAGTCAAGGACGGATAATACCGAGGCACTTTTGGTGAAGTTTTCCTGTACAATAATAATGGAACTTCCAATAGCATAGGCTGTGTTCCCACCGCCATTCTTAAACCTTGGCATATAAGTCTTGCCATCGGCAAGGGCGGCTTTTATATCAGCCGACCTTTTACGAACATAAGTGGTGCTGGAGTCAGAAAGCTCTGCCACCTGGGAGGAATCGGTAGAGTTATAGAGTTCGGCATAGGCAGAGTAGGCACCAGAGGAATGTCTGATGCTGGCTTCAAAGTAGGCTGCCGTGATCCCATCATAGAGAGCGGCATTGTGGGGCCAATTAAGAACTGCTTGGTCTGAATAACTATTCGACGCTCTGGACATTTCGTTAGAAAGAAAATCTATGTAGGTGGCTGTCTTGGTGATTGCGCCTGACTGTTTAACTACTAACCTTGCTCCAGAAAAGACACCGTTACCCACTGTCCTGTAAGCCTTTACATGGTATTCAGTATTGTTGACAAGGGTTATCGCACCAGATCGTTTCAGTATTGGCCCGTTATAATCACCACCGTACTGGCTGATCTCCGATCCCTCAACCTGGTTTCCATCAGCATCATACAGGGCCGCATAAGTAGTCCGTGTGGCACCATTAGGGTCGATGCAAGCCTCAAAATAGACCTCAACTGTGCCATCGTATAAGCCAGCTTCCCAGAGCCTTGGAACGAGATTAGAAATATCGGCATAGCTTGTGCTTGATATTGTTTCCCTGTATGACATCAGGGAGATATGTTGAACAATGCTGGCCATTCTGCTCCTTTTTTATTCTGCCGTAATGACGGCAGTGCCAAGAGCAGGGCTTGAACCACGCTCCCGGCACCCGTTATTCTTACGTTATGGAGAATATGGAAGCCCCGAAATCAACCTTGAACTTCTCGCCGCTGGAAAGGGAGATGCTCGAACCATAATCCCACCAGCCAATGAGCGCGTCGCTGGCATGGGTGTCATTGTAGAGAACCGCATACCGGAAAGGCCCCACTGACCCGGTCGCTGTCCACTCCACATCAACGCCGGTTACCGTAGCCGTTCCGCTCGATTCTGCCACGTCGTTCTGGATGTCAGTGGCTTCGTAGCCGTTCTCCTCGTCAATGCCTGCAAGGTCGCCCTTGACGGCATCGTCAGCGGCACTCGGTGTGTTGTTCGTCAGATATACCTTGACGACGTCCCCGGCGGCATGGAGGTGGTGAGCCCCCTTTGCCAGTTCTTCCACGAATTTGTTAAACTTGTTGAAATCTGCCATGATTGTTCTCCTCTTATGCTGGTAATGTTGGGTCTGCCACTTCTATGTCCCACGCCGGGAAGGTGATGGTGCCGCCTGCCACGAGGGCTAATTCCTCGCACGTGGTTATGTAAACCAATTTCTGGTCCGTGTACGTGCCGTCGTAATACGCCGTCAAAGCGATGTGGGTCGCCAGCCCGCTGTTTATTATGGGCGCATCCGCCACCTCGGGAATCGTCATTTTCCTGCCCGAAACATCCCCGTCCTCCTTTACGACTTCCGACAAGTCGATCGAGGCCTCGGCAAGCATATACGTCGTTCTCGCCTCCCCGAGTGTCATCGGCTGCTGGCTGCACGCGCTGATCCGCGTGTCATACGGGAGCCCGGCGCGAATCAGCTCTAATACGAAGTCCAGGATTTCATCATTTATCCACAGGGCCATGGTCTTTCTCCTGTTTTGTTTTGGTCGTCACGCCTATCGAAAGGCCGTGTACCTTCAAGACTATTGGTTTTTGTTCTTCTTTCTGCTTCCCTTCCATGTTCGTCCCCTTAAAAGTTTTACAGGCGTAACACTTTTATGTTGGCTGGCCCAGGATGATCTCCCACGCAGGCACCGTGACCTTGCCGCCGCTTGTCAATGTTTCCGTGTCGCACGTGGTGACCGCGACAAGCGCGAAGGTGTCCTCCGGGTTCTCCCTTACCAGGGCGATGTGCGTCGCGTCGTCTGATGCTGTTATATCGAGTCCCTCGGCCACGGGTATGGTGAGCTTTCCCGCGTCATCGGGGACAATGTCCGAATAGGCAAATTCCTTTTCCGCCAGGTTGTACGTTGTCCGTGCCTCTTCTACCGTAGCAGGCTGTGCGCTGCACACGCATTCGTAAACCTTGTAATTTCCTCTGATCAGCCCTATTCCCAGGGCCAAATACAACTCCAAGCAATACTTTGCCATTCCCGGCCTCCCTTATGCGGTGTACTGAAAGTAAATGGAGCCTTCCGGGACCGTTGACGGGTCCGGTGGATCTCCCGTTCCATAGAACAGCGTCACCCGCTTGTAAACCAGCGGCCAGGTAATGGCCGCTATGGCCGCCCGTGCTTTCGCTTCCGCCGCCGCTCCGGTGCCGAACCATGCAGGGCAGCACTCTTTCACCGCTCCCGCGCCGAAGACGACCGAGCCGGCACCCATGAATACCTGGTAGAGCCCTGCCGAGAACGAGCCGGAGAAGGTGAGCGTCTTCCCGGCTGCCACGTTGTATGTGACTCCCCTGGGCGGTGCAACTGTAGTCGTTACCGTCCTGTTTTCCGTGATGCTGTATTCGCCCAGGACGATGTCCTCGATGTACACGTTGTCAAGGGTAAGGGCCGTCATGGTTCCCTTGGAGCATACGATCTTGAAGGTCTGATCGACGTCGTAGTCGAAGGTGTCAACGTAAAAGCTGTACCGGCCTTCCTCGTCGGACACGGTCCCGTTGACGGCAACTGCCCCGGCCAGCGTCGTGTAGATGGACGCAGGGGTTGTCGTCCCTGCCAAAAAGACAGAAACCGACGCGCCGGGTACAATGTTCCCGTGTCGGTCACGGACGGTTGCGCTGTATTTTCTCCGCATCGTCAATCTCCTTCGCTATAGAGCCATGACCGGGCCAAAGCCCCGTCGGGCTGGTTGGGTTTCACTCGCTGGTGTTCGATCTCGTAGTGGTACATCCACAAAAGCGGCTCAAAGGCTATGTCCTCGTCGTCGCAGGAAAAGGACGCCTTGCCGGAATGAAAGATTGCATAAGGCGATTTCACCTTCGCGATCATGTTCGCTACCCGTTTCCCATCCGCCCTGGGGGCGAGCGTTATATCCCGGTCCATAACTGCCGCGCTCGTGTCGAGGTAATGGTCGTACGCCACGTCCTCTGTCGCCACTTCCTTGGCCACGCAGAGGATCTGCACTTGTTCGCACCTCGTCTCGATGGTGGGGTCCCCTGCAAGGGCAACGTCGCCGGGCCACAGGGTGCACACAATCGGATCGCCGTCAAAGCTGGTACCGTATTCGAGCCGCTTGACATAGGCGTCGCTGCACGTGCCGTAGGTGTAATGTTTCCGGTGCGTGTCCTTAACGGAAAAACCGAATTCAAGGGGGTGGTTCCCCCGGTCGATCTCGAACCACTCCATCGAGTGGAGGTTGAGGACCATCTCCTTCCGCGTTTCTGACGTACCGCATACGAACAGCCAGTGGTATTCGAGAAGGTCGTAGTCCATGAAGCCCACTGATTTGTCGAGATTCTCGGGCTGGATGCAGTCTTCATGCCTCGGATCAAAGTATTGTTCGATGTCCTTGCTCACGATCCGTGGTGGTTTTCCGTCACTGATAAAGATGCCGGTCGTGCCCTGGCCAATGGCAATGGTCGTTCCCAACCCCGGAATGGTGATGGGAAGGTTGACAACAACCAGCGTGTCGGGGGCAGCGAGTCCGTCGTAGCGGCTCAGTTCGTGTCGCTGCCAATCGGGTCCGGTGCCGGTGAGAAGGTAGGTGGCTGTCTTTTTGAAGATAAGGATGGGACTGTAATACTCCGATCCCTGGATGCTAAAGAGGTGGCATCCACCAGTGATTGGGCTTTCGTCGCCCATGGCAAACTCGACGTGCTCCGATCCATTTATGACCGACGGCCTGCTCACCGGAGAGCATTCGAGCCTGTTGTCCTTCACGAGAAAGAGCCTGTCCTGGGCGACAAAGGCTCCCGTGCTGCCGGTCAGTGGAACCGGCATGGGGATACCAACAATCTTGTCGACCCATACGTCACTGTCGGAAAGGTGCGCTGACCAGTGTACACGGTAATAATACAGCTCCATGTCGTTGTTGACGCACGTCTTAAATTCTATTGATGCGTCCGGCGGCGTCCACGTGACCGTGCCCGACTGCCAGAGCGATTTGCCATCGTTCGACGTGCCGTCACGAACATCGGAACAGCTCACCCAGGTTATGCCGTTGAAATACTCGACGCGAATGATCGTTGCCCTTCTGTTACGGTCATCCTGGGTCATGGTAAACTGCAACCCCGTCAGCCTCACGGCGCTGCCGAAGTACATATAGTCGTCAGGCTTAAAATAGTTGAGCTTCATGGCGAGGGCCGGGTTGCACTTCCATGCCCCTGCTATGTAAACCTTGACGTTGTCCTGTTCTGCCACCGTGGTCGTGTAGTCTATGTATTTCTCAGCCGTCGGGCTTTTCCACACTGCGAAGAGCGGTGTGGGCGTTCCGTCCCAGATATTCGTCAATGGCTGCATGGGCGCGTTGACCGTAACAAAATACAAAACGGGTCTGCTTGTCCCTGAATTCGGTACGTTCTTGAAACGGAAACGGTACCAGTAGAGCATCCTGCCGAAGATAAGCGCCGGCTGAACCAGGGCCGTCGTGTCGGACGAGAACGTGACGGAGCCGGTCGTCGTCAACGTATTGGTGCCGGTCCTGGTGCCGTCGGTATTCGAGACGTCCTGCATACCGCCGTTGGCCCAGTAAGCCGTCTCGCAGTTTTGCGTTGCCGGGGTGTAGCCCACAGGGTTCTGGACATAGAACTTCGCTCCGTTGATGCGATAGGGTGATCCGATGTACACCTCTGCGTTGTACTGACCGTAACTGTATGTGAGACCGGTGACGATGGCAACGTTCCGGTCGTCGGTGAAGGTGTTCTGGAGATGGTCGGTGAAATCGAACATGTCGTCCATATCAGGCATGGGAAAAGCAGCCGCGCTCGCGTTCACCACCGCCCCTGCTCTGTGTTCCATACCGGGCCATATCAGTATCTTGGCGCTGTTTGCGTATACGAGGCATCCGTCCGTTGTGAGGGAAAATGTCCCGTGAAGACTTCCCTCACGGCATACCCAGACAACGGTGTTGTCAACGATGGTTGCCAGCGGTGTTGTCGGCCACGTGGGTTCAGTGGTTCCATGGGTGGTTCCGGCCTTGACGCACTCGTAATGACAGCCGTTGTACGTCGTTGGAAAGACAATGGTGCCCTTCGTTAATGCCGTGTTTGCTGTCCACGCCTCGGCCACGCTGTAAAGCATTTCGCCGAAGGTGTCGGAACCGGGGATGTCGCCGTCAAGGGTGTACAGGCGCAGGGAATTCTCCGCGTAGTTGTATGCTTCAACAACGATGTGACTTTCATAGGGTTCTTCCTTGACGAAATGGATGGCGTTCCGTATCTTTGCCGCCCGGCTTTGTGCGTCCTCGAAGGTCAGGGCCGCAGTCGTAACCTTTGTCATGCCCGCTACCGCTCTTTTGTGTGTCCCGGTGGGCCTCAGGTTCTTCAGCTCCCGGAAATTCTCACCAACAGAGATGGGATCAAGGGCCTCGATGAGCCTCCCCGTCATGGGGATCGGTCGTATCTTATACGGTATGGCTTCCGGCATCGCTCATCCTCTAAATGCGGTATTTGTTGGAAGCTCCCCGCCCTTTGAGCTTTGTGCCTACCCTCATTTGTTCGATCGCCGCTGTTTTCCTGGGACCGAATACGGCGGTGAAGAGTTCCAGGTGCGTCATGGACCGCTGAAGGTCCAGGGTCTTCTTCCCGTTCTTCTTGTATGCCAGGTAGCACACGTAGTCAATCAGGTCGCAGTGGTACTGCTCCGGGATCTCGGGTGATGACGACACAACCACTGTCTCGCCGGCAGCCTCGTCCGTTATGTCCTCCTCGACGGTCAGCGCGGTTTTCGCAACGGCGGTAATGGTGTAGTCGCCGTCATTGCTCGCCGAGCCATTGACGTTAACGGTACCCCCTGCCTGGTATCCGTGGGTTGTGAAGGAACCGGCGGCGCGGCGTATCTGTCTGGTTGCAGAGTCAAAGGAGATGTCCGTGCCATACTCCGGGACCGCCATGGGATACCGTGGCAGAATGGCAACGGTAAGATACGCGGTATAATCAGCATCCGGTGTGGGCCAGAAGAGCAATTCGGTACCGATCTCAGCAATGAGGTACTCAGGCTCCCCGGAAATAGATGCTGTGAAGGCATCATTACCCTCTTCATTCATGAGCTGCTGCCTGGTGACTATTGATAGCGGGTTCTCTGTATCCTTTAATCGTGCCGAGATGATGTCGATGATTTTCTGGCTCCGGGCATACTCGGCAATGCCTTCCTCGACCTCGATCAAGCAGATATCGTCAGCGGATTTATCTGGCAGATCGTCGTTCGCAGTACCGAAGATATCATTTGTGTGCCTGTACCGTAGACAAAGAGACCTGGCCGCCGCTTCCCGTTCCGCCTTGTTGAAATAGCTGGTCAGCTCCTCAATACCCCAGAAGTGCTCGGTTGCCTCGTCTTCGAGGGCGGTCCAGGCACCGTCATAGCCGACAATAAGATCATACAGGGTCATCTATCTCTTGCCCTTCCTGACTGTTGCCTTTGGCTCTTCCGGTGCAGGTGTTTTTTCAGCTTCCTTTATAACGGGAATGGGTCCCTCATCGTCCACACTGTCTCGGACAAGTGGCACTGACGCCGTGTCCCCGATCGGACTGCCTGCCATCATGGTAGGCTCAGGCACCCTCCGCTCTTCCTGATCCCTGATTATGGGCTCTGATTCTGATTCGAATGGTCCGCCAACAACCTTGAAAATGTCCATATTTGACCGTAACAGATAGTCTGCGTCGCCATACTCGACGGGCGCAGTCATTTCGTTGCCTTTCTCAAAGACATATTCTGCCTTGAGGCGCGCCATGGTCAGGTGCAGGGACGGTTTCTTTCCAGTGTATTGCAGTCTCACGTATTTCATAGTGTTATTTCCCCTCGACGACATTTATTTCAGGGGCTTCGAGGATCCTCCGGACGAATTCAACGTCCTCTTTCCCATACCCCCTAACGGTTTCACAGGCTTTCCTCAGTTCACCATAGTCGGCCTCTTCGAGAAGCACGTGGCCCTCAGCCGCCATGATCCGTTGGGCCAGAATGTTGGTCTTGAGCAGTTCAACCGCATTCAACTTCCGGTCCGGGTTAAAGAGGATCGTCACTGCCGAGTCTTTCACACGGTACGGCATGGTCTGCCCGTTCTCCATGGTCACTTCGTATTCCGATATGTCAAATTTGCGCATGGTGCTCTCCTTTCGTGGAATAAGTGGGGGAGTCACCCTCCCCCTGTAGTTATGCCAGTGTTGCAATCAGATACAGGGCACGGTTGCCTGTTTCGTCCCAGCACCTAATCTTGACGGTGTTGCCGGTAGCCCACGTTGGTTCATCTCCTGCCGCGCCGATCACGTTGCCGGACCCCCCGGTGAACCCCGAGAAACTCAGAGCATAGGCGGTGTCGTCGACAGCCGCGATACCGGTTGCGTTTCCTCCGTTCACGAGTCTCACACAGGCCCACTTGCCACCGATGGTCGAGCTTGCTCCATCGGAATAAAGCTCTGCCTGGAGCGCCGCACCGGTGCCACCAAGGGAGCGGTTCGGCACGTGTACCGTGGCCCTCACCGCTGTCCCGAGGCCGGTAACGTTACCCGCCGATGACCCGAAGTTGAGCGAAATATGCGCCCCGTTGACCGTGTCCGCCGGCGTGTTGCTGCTCACCGTGCAGAATGCTCGAAGCGCTTCGCCGCCTGCCCCGCCCGTGAGATACAAACGGAGGTACATGCCCCGCGAGGTACCTGACGTCGCTGCCGATCCCAAGTAAAAGGATATAAAGTTTTTGTCTGCCACCGACGTCGACTTGTACGAGGTCGACTTGCCCGACCCGAGGATAAGCCCGTCGTGCTGGTAGAGCCCAAGGGTAATGGCGTTGAGCGCGTTCTTGTCCGGATCGCTGTTTCGCCACGTTGGTCGTCCGATAAGTAATGACATGATAGCCCTCCTTTCAAGGGGACCGGGGAGCAGGATTGTGTCCCGTTGCCTCCCCGGTATACACGGTTAGTCGTCTGCGATGGTGTCGCCCATCTTGTAGTAGACGTTCATGTGGATCTTCTGGCCTGATTCCAGGGTGTCACCGAGCCACTTCACGTCGATGGTGTCGTCCGCCGTATACTCGTAGTTCGCGATGTACGCGGCGTCCCCGTCAGGGATCAGACCTTTGCGGATCGGACCGCTCGACGGGTCGACCCCGTCGAAGAACCGGTCGACAGTGGTTCCGTCTCCCACATCGAAGGTCCTTCCTGCGCCGGAGTCGCTCACATACAGGTGGATGTCGAGGATCTGAGCCCCCTTCGGCACTGGAACCATCTGCACGACGCTGTTCGCATCGTATGCAGCGTCAGCCTCGTATGAGGCGGTGCGGCACAGGACAACACCGGCCTGTCTGAAATCAGGTTTGATCCCGCTTTTTACTGCGTTTGACTGCACGGTTACTGCTGCCATAATCGATCACCCCCTATAGATTCGGGTTGATGCAGTAAGTATCCACTGCAACGACCCCGAAGTCTTTGCTGTTGTACCGGGACTTCTTCACCCCGTAGATGGTGCCCGCCGTGATGGCCAGGGCGTTGCCCCGGTCGTCCGTCTCCTCGTTCCAGGTGTACCTGCCGGGTGCGTTGTTCCCGCCCCAGGCGATGATCCCCGCCTGTGCACCGAGCAGGAGTGCCCTGGCTGCAGGCTGTGCCCCGTCGGAGCCGTAGTCGGAAAAGCGAATCACGTTGCGGTGCTTGTGCATGACGATCCCGTTGTAGCTCCCCAGCGCGTTCTTGTAGATCAGGCTGTCCTTGCCGTCGGTGTTCTTGTGGATGTCGATCCAGTCGTTGGCGCTCACCGACGCCCTTAAGTCGAAGGCCTGCCACACGTGCATGAGCAGCACGTATTCAAGCTCTCCGTCAACGGAGAAGGGGAGCATGACCGGGTCTACCGTCTCCACGGAGGCAACGGCCTTGTCACAGATGGTAAGGTCCATCTTGTCCCCGGAGTCGAGGTCTGCCTTGCCGGTCGCGTTCCCTCCGTAAAAGATATGGGACGAGTCCGGCGCCGTGAGTGTGTTGCTTGCCCGACCGGTGAAACCTAATGGTGCGTGCAGCGACGTATCGATACCCCGGGCTCCGGCCAGGTACATCATGATCTGTTCGTCATAGTCCTCGGCCCACCACGTCGCCAGGGCGTCTCGGCCTTCCTTGCGCATGTTGTAGGGCACGCGCTGCTCGGACATCTGGCCCTTGGACTTGGTGCCCTTTCTCCTCTGGTCGATGTAGAGCGCGTCGTAGAAGAAGTTGAGTGCCTCTTCCGCGCTGGTGCCCTCGATGATGTTGTCTCCTTCGGTACCGTCCCCGGCCAGTTTCATTCTGAGGCCCACGGTGATCATCTCACCGGCCTTCTTGGACAATTCCTGCTGAATCTTGATCAGCGCATTCTCGTCGGTGCCCATGAACTTCCGGAAGTACTGCTTCTTCTCGGCTTCCACGGCCAGCGACGTGCTCCACCGGCGCACTGCCAATGGGTCGTTCAATGGAAAATCTGTTGCTGCCATGTTCGTTCTCCTTTTCGGGTCTTACCGTCCCCGGAGGTATCGCTCCTGTTCTTCCGGTGACATCCGCGCCATTTCGGCTTCGGTAACGATCCGGTTCGGATCGTTCGGCACGGATGATCCGCCGGGAGGGGTGCCCCCGATATTGCGGTAGCCCGTTGTTGTATTCTGTATTTTCCCCAGGAGCTCTGCTGCCCCCTGGGCCTTGAGCAAGTCTTCTTTGGTTGCGTCAGGCTTCGAAGCCTTGAACGCGTTGTTGAGAAGCGTCAGCATCTGCACCGCCCCCTTTCCGAGCAAAACTACGCGCCCGTCCTCCCCGACGATGCGGGTGGTGGGGTCGGTTAGGACGGAGACGAACATCTCGTCCATGCCGTTGTCAGCCGCAAACTTGGTTAGCGCTTTGTTGACGTCGCCGTCATCGGCGAATATCCCCGGCACAGCCTGTTCCATCTCTGTGTAGCGCTTCTGGATCAGGGCCTTGGTTTGCTCCTGTGCCAGCTTTCTCTGCTGCTCTTCCTTCTGTTTTTGTTCCTCCTGCTTCTGAAACCGGTTCAGGTTGTGCAGGTAGATCTGGGCTTCCACCAGGTCGTTCTCGGCGAGATCGCGGTACTCTTTTGCTGACAACACCCTGAAATCATGGGGCAGTTCGTCCTCTTTCTCGGGCGGCCGTTCCTCCGTCTGCCGGGTCTGCTCCGGTGGTTTTTCCTGTTTCAGTGATACCACCGTTGCTTCGAGTTCCTGAATACGCGAGGACATTGCCTGCCGTTTGCCCCGTTCCTCGTGGAGAGCGGCGAGTGGCACATATCCCGCTGGAGGCTTCACCGCCTCTTTTGGTTCTCCTTCATCCGGAGAAAAGATTTGTGTTTCCCGGGGTGGTTCTCCCTCGTCGGGGGTCTCCGGTGGTTCCTCACTTTCCGTTGGTTCTTCCGGGGTTTCCTCAATCGTTTCCTCTCCCATCAGTTCGGCATCGGTTACGGTCTCCCCGAACAGCGAGGATGTTACGGTCTCGTTCTCGGGCGCACGGCTCTCTGCTGCGTCCTGAACGCTCGAATCATCACGCTGATCCGCGGCGTCGGTTGGTGCTTCCACTGCTGTGTTTGTGTCCATGTGTCACTCCTTTTTTACCTGCTCTTTTCCGGGCTGCAGGCTCCCGATTTGTATGGTGCCGGTATGCGCTACCGGGCAAGCGTCATAATGAAAAACCCCCTGATGACCGGTACGTCACGAAGGGAAGTGTTTCCCATGCGTACCGGTTCCAGGGGGCTTGATTTCAGCGCGCTGGCTACCCTTTTACCGCTTCTTTCCTGCGGCGGGCAATATGTATGCTGTTCTCTTACTTCATGGTTGAAGCCTCTCTGGCCGCTTTCACTTTATTCACAACGTCCTTGACCACGGACACGATGGCCATGATCGCTCCGTGGGCCTGGATGCCAATGGAGGTGAGCAGTACGACTGCGTCGGTTGTGCTATTGAGCGCTGCCTCATCAACCTCGACGCCGAAGAATTCCCTCAGTATCTGTCCAATCAGGATGAGGATTGGTCCTATTGCTTTTCGTGACAGCAAAACGCCGAGGATCTTTCCAATGGAATACTCAGCCGCGATTGCTTTCCTGGCATCCTTGAACTGCGCATACAGTTTGAGATATTTCATCATGGCCTACTCCTCTGCCTTGAGCTTCTGGACCGCTGCCTCGATGGCGGCATTTATCATCGAGGTCGTAACCTGCAGCCCCAGCTCGATGCCTTTCCCCTTGAGGTCCACAACGATAGCATCGAACGCGGCGCTCCTCTTGTCGGAATCGGTAACAAGGGTCGTGTCCTGCGCTATGTTCCGCACTACCTGGAGCGCAACGGACCCGAGTATTTGCCCTGCGCTTGAAAGGAATATCTTGACGAAGGGAGCAATAAAGTCCCAGATCTTCGAAAACATGAGCTTCAGTTTCTCTGAAAATGTCATTTCTCTTCTCCTTTGTGAAACAGTTTTTTGATGAATCTCGCGATGATGTCGTCCCAGTTCCAGCGGAAGGTCTTGCCGATCCACAGTACAAGCCCGCCATGCCTCAGGGCCTCACGTTTCGCTCTCTCCTCTGCCACCCTCGCGGCAGCGCTTCCCTGCTCATCCATAGAGCGCGCCCCTCACCTTCTCCCGGAAGATCCCGCGAAATGTGCTATCCTTGTCCGCTTCTGCAAGCATAAAACGTATCCTCGTTATGGCCTGGCTGGTCTCGTACCACTCACAGAGTGCAGCCGACGCTGCCAGAACGGACAGCGCCCGCCTGGTCAGCCCCCGGAAGAACCCAACATAGCCCGGCAATCGATCCGCCAGGGACAGGTAGTAGGCGATCTGGTGGAGGGCAAACCCGTTTATGTTCGGTGACTTCCGTATCATGTCCCGTGCCCTTGAGGGACCGGCGTTGAACCCGAAGTCAGCCGTCTGGACGTCCTGACCGGGTGGCAATGTATCCGCTTTTACCCTGTTCCAGAACTCCTTCCGGTACACATCGAGGACAACTTCCTCGGTCACGAGGTGCACGTCGTCCACGGTCACGATTCCATCATTATTGAGATCAAGTCGTAAGTTCTTCATAAGTCCCAGAGTAAGACCCATCTTGGTGGGACCACCCCGGTCGTTCGGGTCGTTGACAAACTGGACACCCTCCTGGGCCATGGTCACTCTGAATCCGTATGCGAGGTTATCCTTCACGTCCTATCCTCCTGCACTCCGGGCACAGGGTGTGGTGCTCGCGGTAGCCTCTTCTCATGATCTCACCCCACTCATCGTCGGTAAGATGAGCCCAGTGAGGCAAGCGGTCGCCCTTTTCGTACTTCTGGACCTTTTTACACCCGCTGTATATCTTGAGAATAAACAATATCGCCCCATGTCGATCACTTCTGCGGTATGACCACGTTTCCGTTGCCGTTGTGTTTGTGGTAGTTGATCCGGCTCCACATCTCCTCGTGATCCTCTTTATTCTCACTGCACACCTGTTCGATGTATGCCCGTACTTCCTTTTTCCATGAGCGCAGTGTGGCCAGCAAGATACTGAGTAACGACACTGCCACACCGGAAAATCCCGTCAACACTGCAAGCCATGTGTGCTCCATCGCTCCCTCTCACTGGCACGGTCTGCTGTAATCAAGGCGGAGCCCTGCCGGATCCGTGAAATCTACTGTTTCGCCGTTTGTCAGTGTGACGCGCCACTTGTTGCCAACCCTAGCCACCTTCGTGGCGCAGTACTGATCGTAGTTGACCTGGTAGTGGCCATTGCCGTTCGGGTTGACGATCGTGTCAATGTGGTCGCCCACAACGATGAAACCGAGCAACCCAGCAAGAAGCACTGAAAGCAGCTTCATTTCGTTCCCCCTGCCTGGACGAGTGCAGCGATAACCTCGGCGCTCAGTCCCGAAGGTGCCGGAGGCTTCACGGTCGTCGATATTTCATTCGACGGGACCGACTCCAGCGATCCCAGGTACGCGGTGAGCACGAAATACTTCGTGCCCGGCGACACGTTGGCCAGGGTGTAAGCTGTCGCTGTCTTCGGGGTGATGGTGGCAACACGGTTGGCAGCTATGGGCTGGACACCGGGAGCGGCGGCCATGTAGAGGTAAAAACCGTCAGCCTCACTCGTGTAGCTGTCCCACGCAAACTTGAGATCCGTTGCCCCCGCCGTCACTGTCACCAGGAGGGCGATCATAATGGCGTACATCACTGCGCAAAATACCCTGTTCAACATTCTGTTCCGTTTCATGGTGTCTCCTTTATATCCCCGCGCCCGGAGCGCTGGGGTAAATGCGGTCAAAGTTGTGCCGGTAGCGGGTCAAATCTGTTCTGGTATTGAACCGGAACGTGTTCCACCGGAAATCCCGGCCTCGCGGCAGCTCCCGGTGGCTCCGGAAATGCCGCTCCGCCTTTGCCTCGAATACTGCCTCCTCGTATCGTGTCATGCCGTTCCTCCTGCTGCCATGGCCTTCCGGTATCCGTTACCGATGGCCGCCTTCTTCGCTGTTTCCGGCGTATATCCGGTCCTCGTGGCGATCATGTCTTTCTGGAGGTCATATCCCGCTCGGATGCCCCGCAGGGCTGCGTCGTCCCGCTTCACCCTGTCGCTGGCTTTCAGCGACTCGATCTCCGCGGCAAGCTTCTGGTTGATGAGCTGGAGGTTCTCAAGCTTGAGCTTAAGCGCCGCCTCCTCGACCCGGGCCGCTTTTGCCTGGGCTTCCTTCTGTGCCTCAAGCTGCTGCGCGACCTGCTCCCTGATCTCTTCGGGGCTCCTGTTCTGGTCCTCCCCCTCGATGCCGAGGATGGGCCTGATCCGTGCCATGAGCTGGTCCTTGTTGGGGAGGTTCGATATCTCCATGGCAGCGTTCATGAGGTACGGGATGATCTCCGGAGGCGACTTCTTCACCCACTCGATGAGCATGTTCAGGTGCTGCTCTCTCACCGTGTCGGTTGCCGGCGCCTCGGAGACCACGCAGTCGAACTTGCCCTGGGTGATGTTGTTGCGTAAAACAATCTCGCCTATGGGTCCCTCCTCCCGCTTGTTCAGGTGCACCCACTTCCTGGCACCCGTGAGACGGTCGGTGACCCGGAGGATCTTCTCCCCCCTCCACTGGCTCTGGATCTCGGAGATGATCAGCTCACCCAGCCGCTTCTCGCTCCTTCGCTTGTTCCCGAAGATGGGGGCAAGGATCGTGTTGCCCTGCTGCTGCTTGCGCTCGATGGCAATGCCGGAAACCTGGCTGGATTTGTACCCGAGGGAGTCTGCGTTCGCCCCGGAGACCTCCTGGATCTCCCGCTCGGACTGCAACAGCAGATCGACCTGGGGGCGGTACAGCTCGGCCATCTCCTCGACCTTCACTGCGTTGATCTTGCCTTCCTTGACCACGATGAACCCGTCGAGCTTGTTGGCCTCTTCGTAGATGTCCTGGAGCTTGGTGGGGTCGTCGACCACCTTCTCCTCAACGGTGACGCGCCTGCTCTTCAAGAGTGCCAGTGCCATGGACCGTCGCTTGTTGATCTCCTCGTTCTGTCCCCGGAGGTTCCGCGGGACGCCGTAGGGATAGTTGAACCGGTCGAGGTAGCCGTAAAAGGGCACAAAGGGGTATTCGTCATGTTTGTAGGGGCTGTACCCCCAGTTAAGCACGATGTCACCCAGGAACGTGATGGTCTTGATCTTGGGTACCTGAGCCTTAACCACCTCTTCTGCAGACAGGATAATATTCCGCAGAAAAAGGGGGTCTACATCCCACGTCAGTTCAAGGGAATCCCCGTTGGCGAACCTCGCCCACGTTCCTTCTTCATGCACGCAGTACCACAGCTCAACAGGTCTCACCCGCTTCCTGCCGTATGCGTTGATGGCCACCCGTTCCTTCATCTCTTCGATGAGGGTCGACTCGTCGACTACAGTTCCGCGTGACATCCCGCCTCGCCGTGACAGCTCGTTGTACTCCTCGAAGGCGTCCCGCAGTTCCTGCTTTTTCTCGGGGAACTGCGTGATCAGCCAGTCCAGGTCCTTCCAGGGCTGGTAGTAGACGTAGCGGCACCCGCTGGGCGAAAGCCAGGGGTCACCGAAGGGATCCCACCCCATGTCCTTCCAGTCGTAGTATTGGATGCACACCCGCTCCCTGCGGGGGTCCTGGTTGTGGCTAACCGAGAGGAACCCTGCCCCCGGGATGACGCTGTCCTTGAAGGCCTGTGACACGAGGGATGAGCCGTTGTACTGTTCCATGACGTAGCGCACCGCCTCGGTCATGGTGTTGCTGATCTCGGCGTCGTCCTGGGTGCGGCCTTCGATGGTGATGTCGTTCTTGTTGATCTGCTCGCTTCCCAGAAGAAGGTTGACCACGGGGAAGGTGCGGTTGATGGTCAGGGGGTCGATGCCGGCGTCCTTCGCTTTCCGGTAGTCTGCCTCGGTCCACTGCTTGCCGTCGTAATGCTCACAGTCCCGCCACGCCTCTGCACGCCATGCCTCGGAAACGAGCATGGACTCGTAGACGAAGTCCTGGATTTCCTTCAGGGTACAGTCGCGGGTCATGGACCTCTCCTTGGCCTGAAGCCGGAATTGCTTTTGCCGCCCATGCTGCCGGAAGCAACGGCCAACGTTAGAAACGCGTCGGCAGGGTTGCTGGCCCAGTCGTGGAGCGGCTCCTGCTTGTAGCAGCCGTTCTTGTCGTCCCACGCCTTTCGGTAGGCTTCGAGTCCCTTGATGCCGTTGCTGCACCGTGTCTCGTCGAACCAGCAGAACTGGAGGAAATTCCTTGCAGCCTCGATCTGGTCGGCCTTGGAAAGCTTGGGCGTTACGGAAAAGTCAATACCGTAGGCGGCTGCAATCTCTTTCCTGGTCTTGCCCGTACCCAGTTCCCTGACCTCGATATCGTGGGGGGCGAAATGGTTGGTATGAAAACTGTTGGCGCCGTAATCGTAATTTTTGTTCCTGAGCACCTGTGCGTAGTGGGCAAGGCCCTCGCCGTTGTTCTCGTAATAGTCTATGATCCTCCACTGGTGGCCGTGACGCTGGGCGAACCAGATGGCGGTGGTGTCGTTCATGCCCAGATCCCAGGCCGTGTAGACCGGCAGGCCCTCCTCGTAGGGAACGACGGTGATCCTGTTCTCCCGGTAGATGCGCTCGAACTGGTGGGAGAAGTAGGCACCTTCCAGGCTTGCCTCGAAGGCCTCGTCGAAGGTTGAGGGGTACTCCCGTTTCATGTCCGAGCCCTGGAGCTTCCACTTGAGGTAGTACCAGGCCTTCTGGCCGTCGCTTAAGCTGGTGCGCTCGCTCGCTTCTATTGAGCGGAAGTAGACGTTCATGGATTCCGGAATAACGGTGTTTTTGGGGTCCACGCTGTTCTTGGCGTCGTGGTACCAGGGAAAGAAAAAAAGCCGCCATTCCAGGGATGCGAGCTTGCCGCCCCGCAGGTTGCTCTTGTGTGCCTCGGTGCAGTAATCATAGAAGTAGCCGGACTTGCCTTCCGCTGTCGACTCGATGGTGATGACCTGTCCCGGGTGGACTGTGTTCAGCGACCCGGTGACGATCTCCTTGGCCTTGTCCGGGTACTTGGCGCAGATCTTCCCGAATTCGGATATGTGCAACAATTGCAACGTGGAGCCTCGCAGCGATGTGCCGACACGGATCGCGCTGTTGTTCCCGAAGGAAAGCTCACGGGCGCTCCGGGACTCTGCCGGGACCATCCATTTCACACGGTCCGGGAGGTTGTCATAGGCATACTTGATCTTGTCGTTGAAGAAGATCTCCGCATCGTCGCGGGTATGCGCGATGATGCCTGCACGGATGTTCGGCGTGAAGAGACAGTAGTCGAGGTAGAGGATGCAGATGTCGGTGGTGATGCCGTGCTGCCTGGATTTCAGGATCAGGTTGAGGTACCAGAGGCTGTGGTTGAGGTGATCCTGGATGTCGTTGGGCCGGAACAGGCACCGGTTGCCGGTGGCGTCTATGATGTAATAGAGGTTGCTGAGACGCCACTCCCGGTCGCCCAGGCGGTCGAGTGACTCGTCATGATAAAACTGCTGCAACGCTTCCGCTTCGTCAGTCATTGTCGTTCACCAGTTTTGTTGCCCTGCCGACGATCTCTTCGTAGAGCATCTGAAGGGGTCCGCCTCCTGTCCCGGTGATCTCCCGCTTTTCAGCCGGGTAGTCCCCTCGGAGCTTGTGGGCGTCCATGCGGGCGCGCTGCCGAATGTCCCATGCGATCTCGTCCCACTCGATGACGGTTTCCCCGTCGCCAAAAACATTGCCAGCTTTTGTCTTGATGACGGTTCCCGAAGCGGCCACGATACGCCGCCCTCTCCCGAGCTCAGCCGGATTGACTGCGCCCTTGATCTTGATTGATTTCGTGACCTTGGCCTTCAACTCCCGCTTGAGGAGTTTTGTCAGAGCGGGCATTGTGAGCCCGTTTCCCTCGAAATACTCAAAGGCTGATGGTCCGTGCACCTCTTCGAATGTGGCAGGCATAATCCAGACAATAAAAGAAGGGGCTTGAGGCGGTCAAACGGTCATAGATGCGGCAATTTGGATGGTAACTCAAGGACGGCATTCAGAAACGGCAGAAAAGCACAGAAATATTTTTTGTCGGTCTACGATTATGTGTAGTTTCCTCCAACTATGATAGAGATGGCTTCCCCCAAAACAGCTTTCGCGCATTCTTTACTACACCACTGTATGATGTAACCAATTGTATTGATTTTCTTGTCGAGCCAGAAATTTACTTATCATCCAATTATACATGGATTATAATTATGCTCGATATCTGTTTTGAATTGGACCAGAATAGAGAGACGGTGAAAAAGAGGAAGAATGGCACATCGTTTACAGAGGCTTAAACTGATTTTGCCAAAAAAATGACCTCTTGATTCACGACCCAGACCACCCCCGGAACGAGGGCTGCTTTATCATTCTCGGCTTGAGTTCACGTCTCCGGCTAGTTGTTTTGTCCCATACCTATCGGAAGGATGATGCAGTTACATGGATCATCTCGGCCCGCAAGGCTACTCGTTCAAAACATCAACAATATTGGATCAAGTGGTAGAATATATGATTTTTATTGTAAGAGTTTATTTACCTCATTAATGTAGTTTTTCTCCTCTTGAAGTAGGTCATCGCTTTCCAAGTCCATATAATATTCAAAAACCTCTACTCTAAAATCATCGCCAACTTCGCCAATACGAACCAACCCTTTAATATTAGGATTAGTTGAGGGTAGAGCGAGGACAGCTTTTTTTACTCCATAGCTTAAGGAATGAGACACTATTTGATGTCGGTCAGAATCTGAAGCTTTCTTTTTATATTTCGCATCTATAATAATAGCAGTCTTGCCAGCCTCACGGATAATTATGTCGGGTTTAGCTTCATAGGCCTTGGTGTCACGAAAAAGATATCCCTTGCCTTCACGGTTGCCATCCAGGATAGCAACGTTTCTTTCTTTCAGTATGAAAGATTCACGTAGAATGTACAACAAATACCTTTCAAAGACATTTTCCATATTTATAATAAATGAAAGAAGGTTTACATCCTCCCCTATATCTGTTAAAGAAATACCAACATCCTCGATGATACAACGACATATTTTGCATATATTCTCATAATATGCTCTCAAAGTTGGTATCTTTTGATCATGGATATCAGAAATGACTGGTGGGAGAAATGATAGACTCTTGTCCAAAGGAACCGATTCAAAGTAGTCATAAAACTGGGCCAGACTCCTGATGAGTGTTCTATTGGATGAATTAATATTTAGCAGGTGATTAAGGCAATACCATAGAGTGAATTTTATCATCCTATTGTAGCAATTATTTGCTGTGAATTCAAAGTATTCACAGAACGCCTTATAATATTTACTGCACGCCCAATTTGTCAGGGCTGTCCGCCTAACATCTAAATGCCCCCTGGGTCCCGATAGATTCTCTTGACGCTTTAAATACTGTTTATAGAGTCCTTCCTGCTCAAGTTTTTGTAAAGCATTGGATAAACAGCTAGCGAAAAAATCAAATATAGTTGGGGAAGTTTTGCCGCTTTCATTGTAATACCTCTCAAAGAATTCCAGAGAATCAAGATATTCTCTGGACTTGCTGATGATATGAACAAGAGACCCAATCCCTACTTTAGGACGCACATCAATAGCTACTTCCTCGTTAATGGGTATTAATCCAATATATTTACCGGCTACAAGTATTAACTGATCATTCTTGTAACGAATTTCAAAATAAGCCTTAGATGTAACCGCCGGAAATATTTGTAACTTATTATCTTTTGATAGAAAACTACTTATGGGAATTGAAGTTGCTTCCCGTTCAACCGCTGGAAATATATGAACCTTACTTTGCAAGTTTTTCTGGTGCAGTCACAAGCTTTTTGTAAGCTTCCTTGATATCTTCGAGGGTTTGCGGTTCAAATCTGAATGCTTTTTCAAATAAGAACTTTAATTTATGATTCCATAGTCGGAGCAAGTCCTTCTCGTCCTTAATGCCGAGAAAATAAGTATGACCAAATCCATGAGGACACTTTTTGTTTGCATCATTAAAGAATTCTATAACTTTTCCCATTAGTTCAGTTCGCATACCAGCATCGGAAGTAAGTTTCTTAAGGATATTAATATCCGGATCAAGCTGTACAATTTCAAATCGTCGGTCAATAGCTGCGTCAAGATCGGCAACAGATTTATCATAAGGATTCATGGTTCCAAGAATTACTATATTCGAAGGGATTGATCTTGGTTTGCCTGAATAAGGCAATATAAAGTTTTTATTTCGATAATCTTTTTCTAAATAAGTCAAAACCTCTCCAAATATCCTACTAGGATCGCCGCGGGTAAATTCATCGATAACTAACACATAAAGGTCGTTGGGATGTTTACGGGCGGCCTCAGCTGCTTTTAGAAACACCTTATCAACTACCTTGAACAATTCTGTCTTTGTGAGTGCTTCGGTTGATGACACACCCGGCACATAACCCTCGACAAAATCATCGTAATTGAATGAGGGATGAAACTGTATTTGTTTAATGCATCGAGCCTTGCCATTAGTCAATTTAATGGCTATTTTCGATGCATACCAGGTCTTACTAGTTCCTGGAGGACCTGAAAATATGATTCCGCAGGCTCCGTGGTCCAGAAGATCTTTTGTTTGTTTCCATACAGAATCTTCATCAGGAAGATCGTCAGACAAAACGGTTTCGTCCTCTATATCGTCTTCGGACAAGGGAGGTATTATTTCATCTGGAAATGGGATAAATTTACCATGTTCGGCCAGCCAAGATTTTTCCGTAAGGTGTTCTTTAAAGATAGGTTCATTTTTTATTACTTCATCAATAAATGACAGATAGCTTCTGTTTATTACCCATTTATCCCTTGCCTCCTTTTTAATCACGGGTGGATATCTTCCAACTTGGGTCCCCAATCTTCCCATAACATATTTAGGTTCTGAAATAGCTCCGGTAAGCATGGGCGGATATTTTTTGTCGAGGTCTTCAACCGACAAACCAGATTCCTTGTCCTCTCTATATTTTTTTATCGTATCGATAATAAGCGGTATTTCTTCGCTTTTTTGTATCTTAAAAACAAACCTTTTTAATTCATCGGCTGTTATATACAAATCTGATTCCCTCATAATTTTGTATAGAGTCCAATAAGGGAAGATATCGCATTCTTTCAGCAAGGCATCGTATTCAGGGTTTTTACTAGAATCTGGTCTGGCAGGATTATTTATTTGGTACCTGGTTAGAAGCTCAATCACAAAATAAGGTACAACTTTAAGAAAATCTGGGAGTTTTGAGAGAAGAACGAGTGCCTGTCTTCCTGCATCGGTTATTCTTATATTACCTTCGTCCAGCTCTACCCAGCCAGCCTCTTGGAAAGCCCTAATTTGGGTTTGAATAATGCCCCCATGTCTTTTTGGGTCGTCTCGACCGACAGCGGTAGAGTATGCTTCGTCAATTTCAAGCTTGACCTTATCAAACTCCTTTCCGTCATATTGTGATAGGATTTGAAACATCCGAATTGCAGTTGGAGTAATTACGCTATCTCGATTGTTTCTCCAATAGAAATTATCTGTCAAGTTAGGCCTCCATTTTCATATCAATCACCCAATCATACCTGACTATTCCTCCGCGTCCTTGCCTGGGGAACCTCATATGTCTGTTTCTTATCTCGTAACCGAAAACACTTTCAACAATAAAGCCAATGGCTTTCGCACAATCCTGTATTAGTTCATGAACCATGATCGGCTCGTTACTTACCATGCTATCGCCGACAACCATTATGTAGTGTGATTCCTTGCGCAAAACCCGTGTCATTTCTCCCAGGTGAGTCATAATGTCTCTAAAATAATTGGCAACGATGTAGGCATGTTTAAGGTTTTTTCTGCTTATCTTTTCACATAAAAGATCAATCGAATCAATTCCAGTCTTTTCAAGGTTCGCGTATTCTTTTTTGGAAATTTTCTGCGTTCCTATATAATTCTTCTTGTATTCGTTTTGTTTCAATTGATTCTCCATGTTGAAAATGTCGCCGATCCAGAAATATTCGGTCATCTGGTTGTACACATAGTCAACACTTTTTATATAGGGGGGGGATGTTATTGCCATATCGACCTCGGGGAGGCTATCTTTTTTCCATGAATCAGCAAATTTTCGAGCATCTTTGTAAGGCAAAACGTTGCTATTAACCGGATATTTTATGGATTTGTCAAAATCTTTCAACCTTTGAGAATAGTCAATAAGGGCTTTCTTAAACAATAATTTAGCTGATTCAGGGATTTTCTTGTACGTATGGGATACATAGGATTTTTGAGTCTGGTTATCTGCATTTGAAGCGCGCCTAATTATTGACAGAAATGCGGCCAATAGAAACTGATAAAGAATCTGATTTGACTTATATGTTTCGATAATGTCCCTAATTACAGACAAATCTTTAACCGCCTGTTCAGAAAACCAATGGTTTAACGTCGGGATGGTAGGCTTGAAAATACCATCCTGTCTTCTTTCCGTTTCAAGAATAATATCGTTTACACAAGCATCCAACAGTTCGGGGGAAATCGGGGTTGTTTTGGACCGTGATATCAATCGGGCAATAGGATCAACATCAATCCCGTAAGAATTTTGGCCAGCAAGCATGCTCTCTACCAATGTAGTGCCCGAGCCAACAAAAGGATCAAGGATGACCTGCCCCTTATCGGACAGATATTTATTGATAGCCCATCTTGGTATATGGGGAATGAATTTAGCCGGAAATCTGTGAAATTTATGAGTTACGTTGCATAATCCATTATTCTTTATGACAAAGACTTTGTCTTTTGTGATTTCAACAATTTCTGGAATCTCATCTACATATACCAACTGTTTTTCGGCAAGTCTTTCATCGGGTTTTTTCAGTATGACCAAACTTTCCCGAAGATACTCCTTCCTGTCTGCCAAATTTAGTTTTTGCTGGGAGCTCGTCGTCAGATGTCTTGCGACGGAAATTCTATCGACATGAAATCCTCTTTCGGAAGCTACTTTGGCCAGGAGAACATCCGTGGGGATCAGAATTCCAGAATAAGCAGAATTGCCAACTACAATTACGCAGCTACCTTCGGGTTTAAGAACTTTGCCAAGACTTTCCATTATTCTATTCATGTCCATGAAGTAACCTTGGACCGCCTCGGGTATGCGCTTATCCCAAAGTTGTTGTCTGTCGATAAGCTCAACAAAATTATTCACATAAGATATTGGCTCGTCGTATTCCCTTTGCATCCGAGTCTCAACATGCGACCTGATAGCCCTTCTATTAAGGGACTGTAATTCTTTGTACGTCTTTACAAACTCTCCCATCCAAAGTTCGACTTTAAATATCTTAAAATAATTGAAACAATTGCAGTAGGGTGGCGAAAAAACAATATAGGCAACGGAATTAGAGGGCAGATATTCATGAACATTTTCGGCAGAAGCATTTATAACATGTGCTTTTGGAAGTTTGCGGTTATATGCCCTGGCATCCTCGATCATCACGGAAAACTGCTCGGCAAAGGAGCTGATGACAAATTTGAATTTATCCTTTGGGAAAAGGCAGTCTTGCCATTCTTGATCAGAGATGGTCACGTATCCGTTTGGGGTTCTTTTCCTGTTTCTGTATTTTATTCCATTGCCTTCTTTGTAGACGTTTGAAACTCGTTCAAGAATGGAAAGCCAAGCTACAAAGAAAAAATCTCTTATATGATTTTCTTGTATAGTTTTGATACGTTTTCTTATTTTAAGAAGACAGGAAAGAATTTCGGGATGAAAAACCTTATTAACGATGCTAAAAGGAGGGGGATCTTCAGACGGTGAACTTGATGAAATACATTCAAATTCATGCCCCAACGACTTCATCTGTTTTAATTCCGAATCCCCATATTCTCGGGTTTTAACTTTCGCGATCAATGTCGACAAAGGATTCACATCAAATCCATATGACTCGTATCCAAGAGACTGCGAGGCTATTAATGAGGTGCCACATCCGCAAAAGGGATCAAGTATTATTGATCCGTTTGGTAATCCGGTTATAAGCCGCTTGACAAGCTCAATAGAGTAACCTTCACGGTATCTAAACCATCTATGGACTGGTTCATCAGAAAGAGATGAGTAATTTACCAAGGAACCAAAACCATTTACGCCCGTGACGGTAAATTCCGACGAGATGGTTTTAAGTAACTGAAGGTTTATTTCATATCTGTCGCTATCGGAAAGAGAGGCTTGTGAAGGAATATTGATATTCAAAATAACCTCATCTGAGAGCTATCCACTTCATCGGCAGCTTTTTCAAATGCAATGCTTGCCTTAGTTCCATAAGTCACTATGTAACTCCAAGCCCTCTGTAGAATAAGCAAATCTCTTTCTGAAAATTCATTGTAGTTTAGGGTACCTCTTTTCACCTTTTTCGGAGTAAGATAGCCAGCTCTGACAAAGTAAGTCAGTTTATCGCGTGGCAAATCTTTAAAATATTCTAATAATTCTCCAGCATTCATGAACTATTCTAAAGACCTTTTTGTATTTAGACTTATACTTGTACAAATACAAATTTAGAATAGAAATGTCAAGCAAAATTGCAGGATGTTTGACTGTTTACGGTTCCGCTCACCATCGCTTCCTTTAATGTGAGATACTCCGGTCCGTGATTGGTTTCTGAGAAGATCGGAAATACGGTAATATTTTTGTATTCCGGGGCCTCACCCAGGGTAATCGATGCCAAATAATCGGTAATGAGTTTATTCAT